ATTATTGTTGGTTCTCATTATGAGAACAATTGTTCTCAAAGCAGATCGCGAAGCAAACCGGGTTGCAACTGAATTTTATTGATCACATACCGATCATTGCCGACAACGGAAGTGATATTCATTGACACAAATGTGGTTTGGTCGATGGGAGTAATGTACCAATTCAATACACCGCATCCATAACTGGAAGTGATTTCATTACCATAGTTCCAATTTGCCCACATCCTGACCCACGAAAGTGCCTCGACTGAATCGATGGTCTTGGGGATTTCCACAAAAGAGACTCGCTGAAAACCCCGGCGTTCTCCAAGTTCGGGACAATGACGAATTGAAAAGTATGCCGTGTTTTCAATACGCGCATCTGCCTCAAGAGCGGCCTCTTTTGTGTCATACTTAACCCCAGCATTGTCAAAATACTGGACTAATGTGATAGTTTCTTCACGCATGGTTGATTCCTCTTTTCGGTTGGGTTGGGTTTGGTTTGGTTAATTGAGTAGGGCCATAAGATCGTCGCGGTCCAATTTGATTTTTTCAATCAATTCCGCTCTGTTATTACCAGCAAAATGCGTATCCTCATTAAAACGGCTCAAGTCAATGGGTGTGATGGTCCATCCCCGCACTGCACCACCATAAAACTCGACGATTTCGTTACCAGAGTGCTTTGTTGCCCACATACGTGCCCAAGTGGTTCCGTCAATATAGTCCTCTTTGGCCGGAAGAGAAATATAAGTTGTTCTGCGAAATTTTTCATACTCGTCCACATCATACTTAACTGAAAAATACATGATGTTATTCGCGGCCTCGTCAGCCGCTATTGCTGCCCACCGAGTCGGATGCCGATTACCTGCATTATCAAAATACTGAACTACCTTGATAGTTTCCTCACGCATGGTTGATTCCTCATTTCGGTTGGGTTTCAAGTACAAAACAATAATAGCAAGACCAATTTATTTTGTCAAATCAAAAAAACAAATTTTCATTTTCTTCGTCCCATTTAACCACCGAGGCAGGGATTTCAAGGACTTCCATCACCCGACCCATGTCAAAATTGTCCATATGGGTGAAACCCTTCACAGAGGTTTCTGTCTCCCACACATTCCAATAGTCATCCAACCATTCAGTGCAACAGTGTTGCTCTGCTGTTGTCTTGTAGGCCAACAGTCCTTCAATCTGATCCCGAGTCAAATCTTTTGACTGGATGATGAATGAACTTGACGATGAATTTGACACAAAACCTTTTCTTATCTTCATATCAGTTTTCCTCCGTGCAGTCGCAGTATTCGCTGATTTGTTGATCCTCGAAAACTGGAAGTGCAATCTTTTAAATCTTCTTGATATTTACCGTCAACAAGCACATCAATGTGAGTTAACGGCGTATCTTCAGGCAGTTCCTCCCATTTAAATCCAGTGTAGCACCAAACAGTTTTATCTGGGCAGATACCTTTGAATGTTTTTAGAAACTCTCCAAGTTCCTTACCGTGATAGAGTGGATCACCACCAGAGATTGTTATGCCGTCAACCAAGCAATTATTTGCGGTACGTTCAATAAAGGCTTGTTGTTTCTCTACGGTGAATTCCACACCATAATCAAAATCTTGTAACTTAGGATTATGGCAGTTACGGCAGTGGTGACGGCAACCAGAAATAAAAAGTACATTCCTGATTCCGTCACCATCCACCAGTGATTCGTATTCAATTCCACCTAGTTTCATTCTGCGTTATGTTTCACCCTATCTTTTACCTCGGCCTGTTTTCCAAGGTTGAAATTGGTGTAGTCGCAAGTCAGGTAGCCAGTTACCCTGCGCAATCGTTCAATGTTTGTTTCTCCGCATTGTGGACAGGCTTCTGGAATGTCTCCTGAGAAGTGGCACTCGCGGCAAGTATCAATTGGAAAGTTCAGCGCATAATATGGAATATTATGATCCATTGCATAATTGATAATTTTCTCAACCGCATCTAGATTCTGAATCAGTCCACTTGTCAACTCATTGTAAGTGATGCAGCCAGAAGTTGCATAGTAAGCAAACGGAGCCTCAATATCAATCTTCTGTTGGATAGAAACATTCTCCCATACTGGCACATGATGGCTATTAGTCAAATAATCCCTATCAGTAACTCCCTTGATCACTCCATACTTTTCTTTTAACTGTCGCATGGCAGTATATGAAAGATTTTCTGCGGGGGTCGCATAGCATCCAAAATTTCTATCATACTTATCAGATGCGCCCTTAGCAGCATCATAAATCCGTTTAACTACTTCCAAAGCAAACTTACCAATAGTTTCATCGGTATGGTTTTTTCCAAACAATGCGGTCATCGCTTCCGCCAAACCAAGATACCCAATCGCCAGCGTTCCATGCTTCATGGCTTGCTCAACCGTATCGATACAATCCGACCCGTTCGCTATCGAGCCATTCTTATACATGAAAAAAGCAGACTCAGGTTTTTGTGAAGTGATAATGTCATATCGCTGTAATAGCGATTGAATTGTCACTTCAATTGTTTTGTCCAATTCCTTCATGAATAACTCAGGATTGCCTGTGCATTCAATACCTAGTGCCGGAAGAATGATAGTGGTAGGAACAATGTTTCCTCGGCCAGTCTTTGAGTATCCTTTACCGTGCCTGTCGCGCCCAATCATGGTTCTGCAATTGTGGCTATAGATTCCGTTCACTTCAAAGTAGTCCGATGAGGTAGTCACATCATAGCTTTCGGCAATGTAACTGAATTGCGGAATAATCTCAACAACCCGAATAGGATTCTTTTCGGAATCAAATAACCAATCGCCCGGAACAATATCTTTTGCCATTACTCTACCCCGATTCATCACTGGCAACGGATGATCAGTGGTGCAAAGCAAATGGGTGTTACCTACCCGAATAGTCAGCCAGTCGTTATGCTCAGGCTTTCTTTGCAACAACAACTTACACTCAACAAAACCATTGAAAGTGTCCAGAATTTTGCACTGGCCTTCTTGGAATCTGAAATAGTAACCATACTCATTTTCTTCCAGTTCCACCAACTTATAAACTCGCTGCCACATCATCGTGAATGTTTCGCGATAGGTTGTGCCGTTGAATTGATAGGTGATGTTAGATTCGCCATCCACACATCCCATTGTTGCCATGTAAGTATCTGGATCATCAATTGTTTCCTCATGATTAGTGAAGTCACAATTAACCCAATTTGGATAGATGCGCTTTGCCATGGATTGCAGGGCCAGCTTTTTCAGAAAATAGTTCGGTGTACCGGGCACGTCATTGATTCCTTTCTTGTGTTGAAAAATACTGATAGGAAAAATGCTGGTGTGATGGTATCGACCAATGCCATTGATACTTGCCTCTAGGATTGACTTACTGATCAATTGCCCTTCCGGTGAAGTATCTCTTCCGAAGTTGATCGAGCTAAACGGTAGCTGACTTCCCGAGCGAGATTCCAAACTGTTCAGATTATGATAGAACGCCTCAAACCCCTGCTTGGCTTCTTTTTGTAATTGATCAATTGCAAACTTCCATGCTTTTGGATAGTTATCCATATAGTAACTATCGGACATAGAAACCTCCGATGGAACAGTTATTTCATGCTCAGTTTCATAGAGATACTGCAACCCGGTGGTCAAATGCTTCGCCAGTGACTTCTTTACGAAAGGTGCAAGTGAGTAGTCCAAATGTGCTGCCCCCACACCGCCAAACTGACACTGTGATTGTAACTGAAAAATCACCGCAGTAAGCTGCAATGCAGAGTTCAATGAGTTAGCTGGCCGAATGTCGCCGTTTCTCAACTTAAACCCCTGTGCTAATAGGGTATCTAGATCAACAAACAAACAATTGTGCATTCCTGTGGCATAGTAAGAAAAATCATGCAGATAAATTTTTCCATCTTCAAAATACTTCTTGACATTCGCAGTTAGTAAATTATCAGTGGTATACTGCTTTTGTAGAATCTCCGAAACATGTTCTCGCCTAGCCGAGAATGATTCATCCGACACGTTTGCATTGGCGCGTTCTTTCAATTGCCCGGTCAGAATCTTGGCTGCTCTGCGATATAGGCTGGATCGTTTATTGCGCTCTTTAGTTCGCTCATTTCGATACAGAATGTAGGCTTTGGCCACATCTTTATGGGCAGAGGCCATCAGTTTCTTTTCAACAATGTCCTGAATGGTTTCCACTGATAGCACAGCAGAATCAATTGATGAAATAGAGTTAATTATTTTTGTTATCAGATCATCGTCCGATACTTTTTGTTGTTGCATAGCTTTGAGAATTGCTGCCTTGATTTTGTTACTATCAAATTGGACAACTCTCCCGTCTCGTTTTTCAACGACCATATTACGACTCCTATATTATTGTTTCGACAGCCTGATTGACATTGCGGCGCAGTCAACCGCTTGCTTCATCTCTTCCGGTGATAGGTCCAAATCAAGCAACTCAGACAAAATATCCTGATATAAGGCTACTTGTTGGCGAAGAACTTGCTCACGTTCCGTAACTCGCAGGTATTCATCCAAAACGGGCGAGAACGACAACACCATATTCACTGCATCTGAATTATTCATAATGATATATTATCACACAGAAAAAGAGAAAACAATAGGGAAAACCATAATAGTCTTCCCTATTGTTTTGATTTTTGTTAAATTTAGTGAAGTAGAAGGTAGGTTCCCAGAACCGACTTATCAACTGCCGAGTCATCACCTGCACCAGACTGGACAATAACATTCCACTTTGGAATATCACCTTTCTGTGCAGGACTCATCTTAATGTATTCGTCATACATTTTCACTGTATCCAGCTTGAGTTTGTATTGCTTGGCTACCCGCTGCTTCAATTCGGCAATATTTGTAAATTGCATCGAACCCGCTTCGGTGCGATCAATATTACCGTCCTTGTCGAGTTTGATTAGGTCAGAGAACACGTCTCTTGGAACAACTTCGCTGTGTTTGATGTTGACCAAATCTACCTGTTTTTGTTCGGATGGTTTTGCGCCACCTGAAAAGTTTACAATGAAGTTGACTGGTTTGGTATTATCCAGAGCTACTGAGGCCATCTTGGTGTAGCAATAAACCTTCACGTTGGGATTATCATTGCAAATTTTCTTGCAAATATCGTAGTACGCGGGAGAGAAAAAGTCTCCTGCATCATGCCAGCGTAGAACGGTTCCAATGCCCTTCTTGCTATTCAGTTTTTGTGCAGCGGCCAATTCATTATGCAATGCTGCACGGAATCCTTCTGGATCATTGATCAAGAAATTCAGAGTGCGGCTCTGATTCATACTGGCATTCTTGAATTGCACGTAGCCACCCTTGGCAGCGTAGCAGAAGGTCTTGCAGATACCTGCTCCGGGGCAGGTGTTGACCACCTTTAACTCATCCGAGTCTTCATCTACGATAAGACCTTGAATTGCTGGCAAGCCAAGATTGTAGAACATATCGGCTGTTCCATCACTGTGTTGCATTTTCGCGTTACGTTTCAACAGTGCTTTGGGACGCACTGAAATCTCGCGCTTGAGGGCTTCAATATCCAGTTCCTTATTTTCATCGTCGATAACTTTGATGTTTGAGCGGTGAACATAAGGGAACTTAAATTTGTCATTCTTTTCACGAGTTTGATTCTTTACTCGGCCAAGGTAATCGGCAATGTCTTGCTGTGACACGTCACTGTAAGGCGCGTCTAGTTCGGCCTCGGTAACAATCTCGTCGTTGTCTTCTATATCACTATTCTTTACAAAGGATGTAAGGGATTGTACCTTAAATCCGTTTATGTCTTCTTCTGTTATAAATTCATGAAATCGCATTAAATGAATCTCCTGCATTATTTATGCAAATAGAAAGCGTAGCGAAATTTCGCTACGCTTTCTTTAAAACCTCGTTCATTATTTTAGTCGAGTAAGCCAAGTTGGATCGATAAGTGTCACGGATCATCTTCCATTCGTGATCCATCTGGAGCAGTTCGTTCAAATCGTTCAGGTTAATATTCCGCTTCGCAGCGGATGATATTGTGACTCGTAGTGCATCAGCATCTTTTTCAGATAGCGGAGAGTGCGCGAACAAACTCAAAGAATACAAAAAACTCTTGGCTTCATACAAAAATGCCCGACCATTGATTTCGAACCAGCACATTTTGGTGGCCCGATCATAGTAGAAACCGTCTCGGTTCATGATAGGGGCGATTTCGCCTTTTGCGCATTCCTGAACGTCTTTCCATGTGACCCAATCACCATCAACAATCATCCAAGATTCGAGCGGCAGAACTTTATATCTGTTCTGAAAACCCATGGTTAAAGAAGCCCTCTCTTTCAGTTAATTCTGCTGTTTTCAATTATCGCATCTTTCTACTTGGCCATTGCGGAAATTCCTTTCCATGTTTTGATCGGTTCCAAATCTGGGTGGTCTTCCATTTTTCCACAGTTCCGTCTGCCTTGGATACGGTCAGAATCGAGAATCCCCATACGTGATTCCCTTGCAAAGTTGCGCCTTCCACCTTGCCAATCTTTTTGACCAGCTTGGCAACAAAAGCGTCATATTCAATTGCCGCGTCATCTTTTTGTTCCTGAATATAGCGTTCGCACTCTTCCGGGTCCATCGTGACCCATAATGGATCGTTCATGCAGCGGTGGCCTTGGCCGGGGTTCGCAGAAGTCAGGCGACAATATAAGTTGTATTTCGCTAGCTTCTCATGATAATCACGAAAATCACCTTTGGGATAAGGCGCGACTTTATTGCGGTCGCCATCTACAGCGGCCAAGCTAATTTTCGCATTTTCGATGGTACGGGCAGCTTCTTCTGCTGCGAATGCGATAGCATCCTGCTTAACTGGCATCACTGCGTGTTCGATAGCATTCATCATAAAAACATGATAGCAAAAAATGTGCAGAATGTCAAGCATTTTCTGCACATTTTTTCACTTTTCCTTAATGGGAAACCAAAGACATAGCCTTCCAAAAATCCTTTGAAAACTGATGAAGATCAATTTTGGCTCCGGGCGCAAGGTGTGCTTCACCCATCCTATCGACCCACAATTGTACCTTGCCATCATTTGCCCTCACCTGAAAAATCTCATCGGGGTGAGAGTCGGGCGAAGATACCACAAAATCATATTCTCCTGCTCTCATAGTGATAGCAGGTGTAGCGAATAGTGTGTATAGCGAAATCGTGGACAGATTCGAAACAATATTAACATTTTGATAAGGTTCAGTCTTCTGTTCGACGGGAACCGCGAAGCAATATTGCTTCTTCACAGAATCATACATGAAATCGGCTGCGCTGCCCATATTTGATGGATACGTATCAAAGCAATACGGGTATTTCTTCAATTTCACGCAGTTGGGAGCGTGGGAATTTTTGAGAAGGTATTGCTCGTTGGCAACTTCTTGATAGGTAGTTTTTCCAGAACCCATATACGGAATGCCCACCGGATACTGTGTACCATAACTGGTAGCACTGGCTGGCACATAGTCCGCCAAACGGTATCCATCGGGACACGAATAAACTCTGTCCACCGCAGGAACTTCTCTGATGATGGGGGCGGTCACGTCTTCGACGTTATTTTCGGTCCAAGTTTGCTGAGAGGTGGCAGATGTAGGCAAAACCAACACGCCCATCAAAACCAGCACACAAAAAGTAATATATTTCATTATTCTCCTATGATTATTGGGAGAGAATCCGGTTGGACCCTCTCCCTCAAAGTTACTCGGATTTCTTAACCCGCTTGCTACCACGTTTATGATCCGTGGTACGGAACATTCGCTGGGGTTCGTTATGAACCTCGTAATTGTCGCTATCCTGCTCGTAATTCTCCAGTTCCTCTTCTGTGTAGTCGGCAAGCGAACGATAGTTCGTCATTTCTGTTTCACCTTTCAAAGTTTTGATCTTCTTGTTATATCGTAACACGCTATTCAGGATTTGTCAAGAGATTTTTGAACTATCCGCGATAACATGGAGGAAATATCCAAGTTCGATTGCCTTGCAGCAGGTTATGAATCAACCCTGCATCGCCGTTCGCCTGTCGAACCGGAATAGTCTTCATTTCATTGATATTTTTGTTTTGACGCTGAGGGCCAAGACGCGCCTTCGGTACAGGATATCCTTGGCGATATGTCAGGCTTGCCCCACGCTGTGAGCGAATTTCATCAACAGCTTTTGCGGTGATACCATACTTTTTTGCCAGTTCAACTGAATCCTCACTCACCAGTGACGTGCGAATGGCAATAATTGTTTGGGCTGGGATCACTCCAGAACCATATAGTGCGCCACGAATACGGCGCACACTTCGGGGGTGAAAGGTTATGCAGTTCTGCGGTGTGTACAGTCGAAAACGCCGATTCTTTGACGCTTTTCCGCACTGATGCTGAGATTTTCGATTTCATAGTTTGCCTTTCTGAAGTTTGCTACCTTTTCAATATATCGCAAGTTTGGCAGGTTGTCAACCGAAAACAATAATAATTTTTCTTGACAATCAAAAAGTATTTTGATAATATGGATTCAACGATTAAGGAGCGTTGCACCAATGACCGACACAATTCCTAAGTACACAGTTCGAGTTGATGGCCACACCTACGTTTGGAGCGGCCCAAGCAAGCGTATTCCCCGACCTACCGCAAAGAACCTTGAGCAATACGTGTTCGCACTTGCCCGGTCTTTTGAACCGGGTGGAGCAAACGATCATGTATCACAGGCATTGGGATACATTCCGTATCCTCAACGGGCAGAGGTACTATTGAACGGCAGTAATATCATTGTTGCTTCGTGGGAAGCCAGTAAGTTTCAGACCTATGGAGGTTAAATGAGAATTAAGGGAGTATGCCAAACGTGCCGAAAAACATTCATTAAACTCAAGGCCATGAGAGGCTGCGACCAAGTTTGTGCGCGATGTATTTCTGTAGTTCGCGTCAAGAAACGACATGAATAGTTTAGGGGAGGCTTTAAGCCTCCCCTTTTTGTTATTTGATTAGTGCCAAATCAGCTTGTAGCTGTGTCAGATTCAAACCAACCGGGCTTGACCCCTTAGAATCCAACCAATCCTGCGAAATGATCGCGTATGATTCATCGACATAAACTTTCCAGAAAGCCCATGTCATTTTCATGACTTTACCCCATGAGATAAAGTACACATAGTTTGCATCATAACCACATACACAAACACAGTGGCCTCCCCAACTACCTGCTACATTATCCTTGGTATGTGGAACCACATCCCAAATATCCTGATTCTGTGCGCTAATTGGAAGAGCTACCCCAATATACAATCCACCAAATAGATCAGTGGTAACTTTCACTTCATTGAGATTTTTCTGATCTACTTTTGCGTAGGCTGCAATTTTGTGTCCCTTGAAATCAGTGTTTTGCCACTGAGTTAGAACATCCAATTCGATTCCGCCAGCATCGGTGTTTGGATCAGATGGATTATAGCCGTCCCACTTCTCATAGTACGATACCACATCATCATCCGAAAATTTGACTTCTTTGCTTGCGTTAAGTGTCCATACCATAATCATGTGAGCTACACCTGCAATCGTGCAATCACCTAATTGATCGTTTTTGTACATCAAAAAATCACTAGCATTCTTGGCCCAATTGATTGATGTAGGTGGAACGGGTAACACGGCTGGAGTCAAATACTTCGCCATCTTCAACGTGCGATTATCGTGTTTAACCGCCTTTTTACCAAGTTTCATGTTATTGTCCTCTGATAAGTGTTTTGAGTAGTCGCAGCCTGTCTAGAAATGACAAGTGCTTTCCAACACCCGGCGCGACTAGAGTTGATGTTACGGTATGCACATCTGATGTGATACCTGCAATATTTCCAGCAGTTGTCTTAATTGCTGGATCGCCCAAGGTCGCATTGACCAGATCAAGTGTATTAGTTAAATGGCCATATAACTGAAGCTCTTGCTGGTCCAAGGTATCTAGGTTATCGTACTCGTGATCAATTACCATGTCTAAATGTGTAAGCGACGATTTAGCTGCCAGTATAGATTTATTCAGTTGGATAAGTGTGCCGTGCTCACCATTGATATAGTTAAAGGAATTTTGTAGATTACCATCAGTGGTAATTAGTGCATGATTGAGTTCAGGTATGGTCTGGTCGTTGATTGTCTGAAGAGTGGTATTTAGGGTACTTGACGTTGCATTCAATGTTGTCACTGTGTTTGTCAGTTGAACAAGAAGAACATGCGCATCATTTGCATCTGATCCGATAGTCGCAGTCACAGCTTGTAAAGAGGAAACTTCTGTATCCACGTTGTTCATAACTACATACATCTTGACGAACAATACAGGCAGACCAATAACCAAAATTATCAGCAGAGCTATCAATAACCACGATTGAATGTTTTCTCTCATGGTGTTATCCCTTCATTGCGACAAGCGTGGTGTATGCACTATCCAGCTTTGCGTTACGCACGTTCTGCAATTCGTCTTCCGATGATTCATCGCCTTGAAGATAATCAATTTCATCATTGAACTGATCGTCCCAAATATCATCATTATCAATGTCTGAATCAAGTGGAGTCATTTGTTTGTTGCGAATATCGTATTGATAGAAATGAATTCCCGGAACCTTGATGAATCTTTCCCAGATACTTCTTCCACCACGAGTTTGGCCCATGCCTGACATTAGAATTATGTTCTTCGATTTGACCAACCAAGTATAGAATACAACAGGCAAATTCATCCCAGCATACTCTGGGTTAACTGCAACCAGATCGACCAGCATAGTATGTTCGTTTGAGAAGGGAGAAATGAGGCGCACCACGAGAGCAATCGCATTGCCATCATACATCGCTAACAATGTTTCGGCATCGGTAACAGATTTGATGACTTGATACTTTCCCATCGTTCCATAGGCAGTCTTTCCGTACACTTTTGAGGTACGCTTCCATGAGGACACTAGATCGTTATAAGTGTCCTTCTGAGTTATTGCTGTTGTCATGGTTATTTCGGTCAATCGCATACAGGTATTTATGACCAAATTGATAATGGCCGCTCGTGAGCGGCCATTATGTTATCCATGCAAAATTGAACTTTTTGGAAGCACCAGTGCCGAAACACTTTCTAAATACGCTTGCTCTAAGTCCGGGCGAATTTCACTGGATTCTACCACCACGTTTGTCAAACGAAATACACATGGTGCATCCGGCTTGGCACAAAACATAACTGGTCCTAGCGACATTGCATCGTATGGATCAACCAACAACACTCTGGCATCCTTGAGTTCCAATAACGTTTCCGATAGCATGGATAGCTTGCCAATAATCTCTTCACCTGTCACAATCTTAATTACACAAACTTTTGTTTCGTCACCCATAATCACTCCTTGATTTTTGTCAAAATCTCTTGCTTTGTTATAGTTTGAACAAGTTGAACTTTTTCCTGCTCTATTTCAGACAAATATTTATCTCCGATCAACAAGGCCGGAATGATTCCTTCGATTACATCATTTACAATTCCAACCGAAAAATTAGTGTCCTTTCCATGCGAACTCATGATCAGAGTGTACAACACACCTAAACATTGTGAGTTTTTACAGAAGGTATTCTCACTGAAAAGTTCCCATGGTGTAGGCCACTGCTCTAAAACAGAAATGTCAAACTTGTCTTTCCGTAAAATAGGGCAAAATTCCCATTGATTTATTGTTGCGGTAACTGCCTCTTCAAATGACAATTCAGAAATATATTTTCTAAATTTACGGATAGAGAGAATTCTATCCTCTGGTGTGCCTATCCATTGAATGTTAACCACATGACTCCTGTGACTCGTGAAATTTGATAACCTTTTCCCACCACATTTCTTCAAAGCGTTTAAACTCCGTGTCTCTAATCCAGAATTCTTGATATTCCAAATCAGGCGTACAAATCATATTCACTGCCGAAGTGATGTTAGTGCCATATAGATGATTATGTGCAATCGCATACGCCACTAATTGATTTCTATATGAATCTAAATATTCTTCCTTTTTCAGTTTATTACTCTGCTTGAAATCGATGATAACAATCTCGCCATCTATCTCAGCAATGCAATCAGTTGAACCAGCATACAGCGATGGATACCAAAGACCGATTTCAGTACCATAAAACTTGGTACAATTGACCAATCCTTTTTCAATAATTGTCGAGGCCATGTTATGCGCAATTTTAGCCATCGGGTGTGTACCGCAATAACCCATATCGTCAGTGTTAATCCAATTTTCTAAAAACTTGCCCTGACGTGTGCCTCTTGATGCTGCCTCTCTAGTGATCGCAACGGCTTTCTGTGGGCCTACCCATTTTCGCCAATTTTCCAAGGCTTCTTTATCTTTCTGGGATTTGGTAGCATCGAGAATGGTAGTGACCGAGGGAAGATATTGATTTTCCGGGCAGCTATACAACCGCTGCCCGTTTACTTCGGCCCGTGTTAATGTAGTATATGGAAAAGCTGCTGTGATCATAGGTCTATTATATCTATAATTAAATCGCGTTTCAATCACTTCATACGCTTTGCTGCGCGTTTAGCCATAGTCTGTACTGGATTAGGAGCCATCGGGACCGTGGGAGGGGCTTCTGGCGCGATTGCTGGCTCTTCTTCATTACCTACCGGAGCCGCAGTTTCACCCTCCAAGTCAGTATCCAACAAATCGTCATCATTCTCATATGGCATTAGTGGAGTTTTTGCGGGAGGCATCACAGATGCAGTCGAACCATCCAATGATAATTTAATGGTATTTTTGTTAATGTCGGACACCTTGCTTGCAAGCGAAGGATCGGAGTGCAGTGCATCCTGCAACTCTTGGTAAGTCATTTCAATTCCAGTTCCACTTAGCATGTCCAACACTTTTCCAGTTGGAACAACGGGCACACTATTATGTTTATCGTGTGCCCGGTGCGAGAGAAGCTGAAGGATAGAAATTAGTGAATTTCTAACGTTCGCATCCATTCTTATTTTCCTTTGTTACGTTCTGATTTAATACCAATGACTGCCAAGCGATTGAGTTCTTCCGACAAACGTCTTGCTTGCTTCGGGAACTTCTTCGTATCGAGTTCCATGAGAGCTTTATGAAGTGCCTTCATCTGTGCCTCACGAATTCTCTTTTCGCGACCAATTGGATTCTTCACAGGTGGCTTTTCGTTGGGTAGAGCTTCTGGTTTATTTTCAGAATCTTCGTCATCCAAGTCGGGCAACTCAACAGGTTCAGACTCATCGGGAAGGTTCAGGCCACTGTCAAGATCGCCTTCGGCTGCATCGCCAGTGAGAACCAATGTTGCATTTTCAAGAGTGGTCTTGTGTTCCTTTACAGCAGCAAGCAACGAAGTCAAAACTTCATCGGCGGTTGATTGATATTTTGATGCGGCTTCTGCACCAAAGCTGGCACGAATGGAATCGATCAGATGGGGCAACTCATCATTGCACATCTTACCAATTTCCACGATGGTATCTTGCAGACGATCTACCAAATCCTTTGCAGCCAATGATGCTTCGGCGTTTTCCATTTTGCCTTCCACAATCATTTTGCGGCAACGACTTTCAATTAGTTTGTGTTTCGGTGTCATATAAAATCTCCTATACTATTTACCTGTGTTGGCTTGGATCGCTTTATACATTGCGGTGGTATATGCGATTAGACTGTCTTTGCGATCTTCATCCAGCCCGTCAAACTCGTGATCGCTGCTGGTTGCTATCAGACGTTCAATACTATCAATTGATCTTGGCGTAGGGTCAGATACACCAGCAGAGTACACCTTGGAAAGCATCTTATAAATGACATTTTTGTTGGTATATTCGCTGAAGTGTTTTTGAATTTCTGAAGCTAAAAATGTTTTTGGTTTTGGATTATGGGAAAGAATCTTTTCAAGACTGAGTTCATATTGTTGGAACTTTTGTTTTCCAATATCCGTGCGCAATGGTTGCTTCCGTAAACCAGCGACAAAAGCAGATACGATACCCGTGGCCATCGACTTTGCAGCATGAGTTGCAATCGCGTTAGGATTGGCGGCAAGTGTATCTTTGTGCGCTTTTAGTTTATCAACCATTTGTGCAGCTTTCGCATTCAACTCAGTGGTTTTTTCCGTGGGGGCTGGTCCCTTGTCTGATATTGCGCACCATTTGTTAAGGGAGCCGATATACACGAATCGTTGACCAGCAGCGGTTATAGAATTACCGTCTTCTGGGGTTGAACCATACCATGCAGTCAGTTGCTTCTGGGTGTTATCAGCAAGGGGTGATTTTACATCAACATGTTCCCATTTCGATCCAAACATCATGTACTTTTGGCCGTCCTTTGCGACAATGACGGGAGTGGGTGTGCTAGAAATTTTCACACCCTTCAATCTCTTTGTTCCTTTTACCTTGACCTTTGAAAAGGATTTATCGGGCGGGGCAGGATATTCATTATTCTGCCAGAAGTTATTCCAGTGATCATCAAGATCAGTCTCATCTTCAAACAAGAATTTATCATGACGAATAGTTTCCTCTACCACTCGCTGTAGCAAGACGAGAGCCATGTACTCATCTGATTGCATAAAGCTATCGCGCAAACGATATTCCCGCAATCTCTGTGAAATTTCTTCTTTGAGTTGAACAGCCAAATTTCTTGTCAGTTTTTCAACCGGAAATTCAATATCGAATCTTTCGGTTAATTCATCGTAAAATTTGAATGGTTGGTCGAACTGTTCTATGATCATAATTCACCTATTTTTGCATCATTGGAAAAACGATTTTGATTATTACGATTCCAATTGCTCCTATTAACGTTGCGATGATTGCTGCGCCCCAATTGATAATCTGTGTTGTTCTGCTGTCGCGTGTTTCCTGAATCGCGTCCCATATATCACTGATCTGACTATCGTACAAAACCCTGATGTTGTCCAGCTTAGTAATAAATTCCTGTCTCATTTGATCGACAGTAGATTGATTGTTATCGATAGAATCTTGAAGATTCTCTAAACGTAGATTCACCGCTTGCTCTCTTGCATCCTGTAGAGCAATGTGCATCTCTAGACTTTTCTTTTCAATATCATTTGGAGACACCACAAATACCTCACAACAAAATTCTCTCTATACTATTTACCCCCCGAAGGGAGATATTGCATTTGTCACCACTGATATAAAAACAATCAGAAGGGGTTGATTCAGTCAGTCCAGAAATAACAGGAACATGCTCGAAATCGCTCAATATATCACGCAAATCAATTCCGCCTGTCTCATATTCAACCTCCATAATCCATTCGTCTCCTTCACGAACAGGTTCACTCACCTGCACAGGAAGAAATCGCAAGTGCAATATCTGAATAACAACATCATAATTTCTTTGCTGATTCCTGCGCAAAGTCCATCCCTCTTCATTCTCTTCCATCAACGAATTATAATTTCGACGAACATCGGTCTTGGTAATATCTACGGTAGTTCTCAATTCAATCATACCGCTATTTATGGACAAGCGAACACCGTCATATTTCTTCTATAGTATTAAGGGAAAACCTGACGGTATTTCACTTATAAATAAAACCAATTTTGGTAATTTATTCATAGACAAATAGCGTCATATTTCCTCTATAGTCTTTAGGAAAAACCTAACGGTTTTCTTCAATAAGAAATACCAAAAATGAATTTAGCACTGCACCACCCATGATTGATATGATGTTCATCAAATTATGATTTTCTTTGAAAGAACACACCTGATAAATATCAGTATAGGAGTTCTCATGTCATCTAAAATAAGTCCATCTACTATCGATGCCACATTTCCAAAAGCTACAGTGAATCAGTCTTCGAGTGGGTTTCGTACCAACTTTCTAGCAATCCAGAATGCGTTTAAGGAAACTCGTTTGGAAATCAACGACCTTCTAGATAAAGTGATCGTCTCCGCACCGTTGGCCTATGGTTCATCAAATGTATACATCAATGACTTTGGTGGAATGAACAACTCGAATCTTGCGCTTACCAATTATGCCAAGACATTGTATGATCATGGCCAGATCAGTACAGATGGCGCACTATCCATCGACTTTAGTGCCGGATCAGTTCATACATGTAATCTGATCGCTTCTACCGTGCAAACTGTTCAAGTTGCCAATTATGGGAATCTTGGTCATCAGTCTGCTATCCTTTCCGTATTCGCAAATACGGTTCCGCAATATTTGGACTTTACATCGTTAGATGGAACCATGTACCCATATTCCTCGGTTCCGTCCGCTGGAAACTCATCCTTGTATGCGCCCCAGACAAATAATGGAAACCTTCGACTGGACGCGGTTGATTATAATTATCTCGTTGAAGTCAGTAGTGAAAATGGCGATGATTGGTTTGTACAGGTGCTCAATCCTCCTACGCAGGTCGATGTAGCCACTGCTGTACCTTCTACCTCAATCGGTTCGGAAGGCGACCATCCGGGCATGATTGCCTACAATAGTTCATATTTTTACGTGTGTATCGCTGAATATGACGGAACCACCCAAATCTGGAGACGATCAGCATTATCTTCGTTCTAACCGTTGACATTTGACTGAGTATGTGATATAGTCTTGATATACAATATTTTTGATTGTTGGAGAACTATATCACATGCTATATGTAAAGCACCTTGTTTCGGATTCTATCGCCCCCACCTGTTCTCATCCCAATGAAGATTTGGGTTATGATGTATATGCCGCAGAAGACATTACTCTTCGCCCCCACATTCCCACAAAAGTAAGCACCGGAATTGCTGCACAGTATCGCGATTCATCAGACGAATCGATCATGTATGGCCTGTTGATTCGTGACCGTTCATCCATGGCAGCAAAGGGTATCACTGTGTCGGGAGGAGTTGTTGACGCATCGTACACTGGCCTAATTAGTGTCATTCTTACCCTCGCTGGACATTGGAGTGATTCTCCTGTTATGATTCACAAGGGCGACAAGATCGCACAAATGCTTCCGTTGAAGGTTCATACTGGTGAGGGTGTTTCGGCAGTAGATGAATTGCCTAGCAACACTAGAGGAGCCAATGGTTTTGGAAGCACAGGAGTTTAACAATGTTTATCGATTTTAGCGAACTCAAAAACAAAGAACTTGAAGAGCGAATTACTAAGGCTCGGCAGATGTGGTTATCTGCCAACAATGAGAGTGTCGCTCAACAATTTGAACACATTCTGCGTGAGTTGGAAGATGAGCGCACCCGCCGTTTTGATGCACGAATGAAGCGGTATTATGAACGTAAGGGTATCACTGATCCTAATCGGGATACTACACCAATTGATTTTTAACCGGGACTTCGGAGGATAACATGGAATCAGTGATTGATAACACTACGGTACGACAGGAGCTACACGCAAAGGTAATTTCGGTTGATGAAAACGGGTTTCTTCCCATGGCACTAACTATCACCTTTGATCTTATTATGCTTTCCCCTGAATATGCTGCACAATCGACAGCGGTGGAACGAGTGCAGGTCTTTTTCAGGGACGTATTCAATAAGTGCATGGTGATTGCCGAAAATAGTCCGCTATTGCCCAAACTCAAGAAACTCAAAACCTCTACCCTCATTATGGAAACCCCTGATGTACCATTTGAGCACCAGATTGGTTCATTACTTTTCAATAAACTTCAGGCTATCGTGGAAGATGTTTATTTGGTTGATGAATTGACTATCTGGGGTGACAGAGGAGGTCTTTCCTACATTATCAACAGTGCCAGTAAATATTCCGATAGCAACGAAGACAATCGCTGGTGGAATCGCGAGGATTTAACGCTGTCCGATGATAAGAAATCTCCACTCATTGAACTCACATGGGAAAAACTCGGGATGGAACTTGGTGATTATCTCATTTTTGATTTGGATGAAGACGGCGAATTGGTTTTCACTCCATTGGAAGATGAGCCGGAATCTGATCTAGCGGTGACAGTAGTAGACGGCGGGGCAGAAAACCCCACCGAGGATGATAACTCGGATGATTCTGAATAATTTAGGAATGCCCGGTTTCACAGAGAAAGAAGTGGTAGATGGGTTGCGGGTAAATCCATCTACCAATCTGACCGATATTGGTTTAATCGACTCGCAATACAACGAAAAGATTCGTAAAAATTATGTTCAAGAAAGTATTGAATTTGCAAATATTTTCGAGGATAATATAGATATAGATTCGGTTGAGTTCCATACAGCGATTCAAAATTTTTGGTACATGCCAACGGAATATTATCAGTTTGATATTGTTGCATTTTTGCAATCGTTATGTGAAACAGAGCAGCAATTAACTAGAGTAAACCTTGAGTTGGATTTATATGCAAAGTTCAATTTGCTGAACCTATTAAGGTACATGGTGTACCTGAAAATCACTGCCGATGAACATAAGATTGTATGGGGTGTCGGGCGCGGTAGCTCCTGTTGCTCGTATGTGCTTTATTTGCTCAAAATCCATAGAGTAAATAGTCTAGAGTATGATCTAGACATACATGACTTTTTAAGGGAGAAAACCAATGGCTCGTAAAATCATCACATCGGCCCGAGGCAAGAAATTAGATTTTGACACAATAAAGGCGGCTGCAACCCATGCGCGGCCTATCACAAATAAAGTATCTTCTACCCAAACCCCCCATAAGACACCAGCAACACCGATTGATATTGTGGTTCCAAGATCACCGAAGCTAAATGCCGAGAGTCCTGCACCACGACCAGTTACACCAGAACAATCAGATGAAGCAGTAGAAGAAATTGATATTTTTTCCAGTAAGGAAAAACCGAGGAGAACGAAATAATGTCAGAGCAAGTTCCGTTGCCAAAAATTGTTGAGTTGCAACCCGGAATGAAAATTGAACCATTGCCTTCCGATGTGTTAGTTGTCGATATGTATTTCGGTGACTATCAATCTCAGGGAGGTATTATCCTAATGTCCGATGATGGTGTTGATCGCGGTATTAAACCACGTTGGGCGAAGGTCTGGGCTGTCGGGGAAAAGGTTCAAGATTTAAAACCCGGGATGTGGATTTTGATTGAGCATGGTAGATGGTCGCGTGGTATAGAAATTGAGGATGAGAATGCCAGTGAACCATACACTATTAGAAAGGTGGACACAAAGGCCATCATGATGACTTCAGAAAACCAACCATCAGAAGGAAGACTTAATGGAAGTAACTAAGAATAATTTATGGGTCGAGGCATTTCGTCCAGCTACTTATGACGGATATGTATTCAAGGATGACAAGGTAAGAAATCAGGTTGAAACATTCGTTCACACTAAATCAATTCCCCACCTATTGATCCATGGACCATGCGGAACCGGAAAGTCCACACTGGCACAGATCATCATCAACATGATTGGGGTTGAGAAAGCAGACGTTCTAAAGCTGAATGCCAGCAAAGAGAACTCGGTTGATACTCTACGTACCCGAATCTCTAACTTCGCCGCCACGATGCCCTACGGTGCGTTTAAAGTGGTATGGTTGGAAGAGGCTGACCATCTTAGTACAGCATTTCAGGCAGCACTGAGAGGCGTACTAGAAGACAACTCAGGATCATGTCGATTTATCATGACGTGCAATTATCCATCAAGGATTCTTCCGGCCATTCATAGTCGCTGCCAAGAAATCGTTCTGGATTCCCTGCCGATGGAGGATTTCATCGTGCGAATTGCAGAAATCCTCGTCTCAAATACTGTCGAGTTTGAAGTCGATGTGTTGGATTCTTATGTGAAGGCATATTACCCAGATATGCGTAAGACCATCAACGCGGTGCAGCTAAACACGAGGGAAGGCAAGCTATTGCCTGTCACTGATACAACTTCGACTAGTGATTATAAACTGGCCGCAGTATCACTTTTCAAGGACAAGAAATTTCGTGAAGCTAGAACCCTGATTAGTTCACAACTTCGACCAGAAGAGGCCGATGATTTCTTTAGGTTTCTGTACAACAACCTATCGTTGTTTGGAACAACAGAAGAACAGAAGGACGCGGCCATTCTCATCATTCGCAAGGGAGTAGTTCAGATTCCTCTGGTAGCAGATGTTGAAATTCTAGTCTCAGCAGTGATAACCGAGTTAATGCAAATCGAATAGGAGATAAAAATGTATCTGTGCGTCACCACCGTTCAAAACGGAAAAGAAATTGAAGAAATTCCTATGATGTACGCCAAACTTCCAAAAGCGAAAGTTATGGCGGAAGCAAGTATCATTGTGAATCTCGAAACTGAAGAGGTAGTCAAATGCCGCCACGCCAGCATCCCCGACAAAACGTATACCGAAATCATCAAGTGGTTTCAAAACCTGACAGTGTAGCCTTCAATAAAATAGTAATTCACAACACTACATTACAATTATTCATTAAATTAGCGGACAAAAGTTTTCCGAAAGAGTGGGGAGTGGCCCTATTCGGGAACATAAAACAGAACGTCATATACATATATGCAACACAAGATTTGGATATTTATAAGAGCACTCCATGCACGTTAGCATACGGTATATTAGAGCAAGACGATATTATCCCCTATACCTATCTAGGAATATTACATAGCCATCCAAGAGGAGGTTATGACTTGAGCGAAGCAGATAAAATGATCCTGCTGAACTCAATTCAGAATTCCACTTATACATTAGATACAGACGAAGTTATATTAGAACGGGATCACATCATGGGCGTGTTGGCTATATTTAAAAACAAATCTACATTACAATGGAAATGCGCTTTTTACGACACCGAGTATCATGAGATTCCATTATTTATTTCACAATGAAAAGAGGGGCCAATATTGGCCCCTCTTTTCATTTGGTTCAAAGTTTGTCTTTGTACAGCTTGAGAATGTAACTTACCAATGGACTTCTAACCGAGTCTCCCTCGGCAAATTCTGTGATGCCCACTAACGGATTCGGATTTCTACTGAGTCGTTTCATTAAATCTTCAAGGCCGCAGTCCGCAGAGAACCTACGATCACGTTGTTCAAGATCGCCTGAAATGATGAACTTTGCGTTTTCTCCTGCGCGGCTCATGAGAGCCATACATTCATTTACAGTGGAGTTCTGCAATTCATCAGCAATTACTGCGCACGGATAAGCAAAGTTTCTACCACGCAGAAAGTTCAATGGTTCGATTGCAATCACTCCATTCTCAATCATCAGTAGAATGTCTTTCTTGCTGTACCATAGCTCCAAAAATTCCAACAAATTCTTGTAATAGATTTCTAGTTTTTCGTACAAATCTCCGGGCAGTGCTCCAATCTGCACGTTATCAATAGTAGCAAGGGGTTTTGTTAGAATGATTTTTGAGATTTTCTTGGCTTCTAACTGTTGCACCGCCCAAGCGACTCCCATGTAAGTTTTACCGCAACCCGCTTCACCAATCGCGCATACCAAACGAATATCTTCGTCGTTCAGGTGCTCTAACATCTGTTCTTGGCGTGGGTTTTTGGGAATGATAGTCACTGTTTGCTTGAGTTGGCCACGATGACCAAAACTCTTTGGAACCGCATTCGATGAAGTGATTGGAAGAGGGCGAGTGGAGGGGCTGTCTGGTTTCTTTGTTTTTCTAGGCATACTGCACAATTCTCCTTGATCTACTGCTGCCTTTCACCAATATTTAGCTGGCGGCATGGACTGATATTTTCGGCTGTTGACAGCAGCATAAATACACTAGAGGTTTACAATGATTGATAACTCACCCATCCTAATAAAAGGGCACGTAACCATAGTTGACGAGCAGACCGGAGAAATTCTGGTCGATAAAGATAATGCAGTTCACTATGAAAATTTTTCGACCGCAATTGTACAGAGTTTGATCAATGGTCCGGTAAACAACCAGAGTAGTGCAGGATTCATCTATAGCATGAATTTTGGTAATGGTGGCACATCGGTTGACGCAAGCGGAATCATTACTTACAATCCGCCAAACACTTCTGGACTTACTGCGCAGCTATACAATCAGACCTATAAAAAGGTGGTCAATGATTCGTTCTCAACCAACTTGGACACCGCCAATAATTACTTTCAGTACAGCCATATTACAGGAAAAAGCTACACCGATATTATTTGTCGTTGCCGCTTGGACTACACTGAGCCTAGCGATCAACAGAGTTTCGACAATAGCAATGACTATAATACCAATTACGCCTTCGATGAATTAGGATTGTTCAGTTACTCTGGCCTATTACTAACACATGTTTGTTTTGCGCCTATTATTAAGTCTCTCAATCGCACCATGAAGGTCACATACACGTTGCGTGTATCAACACTATCGTCGCTGAATATCTAAGAGGTCAAATGTCATATACAATTAAACAAACAAATGGAAACGTGCTAACCACCATTCCCGACACACAATTAGTTAAGACCTTTGCTGGCCTGACGTTGTTTGGTGCGAATTATCCATCTGTCGGCACTGTGCTGAATACTGATCTTGTTAGAATCGTGGAAAATTTTGCATCGAGTGTTTCGCCTACAAATCCACTGGTGGGACAGTTCTGGTATGATACCACTGAAAACAAAGTAAAGTATTGGAATGGAACATCATTCAAACAAGTATCTGTTCTAACTACTGACTCAACCGCTCCATCCGATGCGCAGGAAGGCGATCAGTGGTTCGATACGAACACTAACCAATTGTATATCTATCATGACTACACTTGGATTCTGATTGGACCAGACACCGGAAACGTTGCATCAACAGAAGGCTGGATAACCGAAATCTTCACTAATAGTACCGCCAACATTTATTATGAAGAACTATTACTGAATGGCAACGTTGGAATCATTGCATCGACCCAAAACATTGATACAACTTATAATCCCATTACTGGATTTTCCAACATTCGCGCCGGTTTGAATTTTGTCACTTCGCCAGTTTCGGGTGAGGCTGAGGGCGGAGTGTACAATGCAACCGAACTTACTCTCGGAAACGGTGATCAATTTGCACTAACCACAGATGCAGACGGCAACGGTGACATTTATTCGTTCGGAAATATTACCCAAATCAACACTATGGGAAATACTACAGCCAATGCGTATGCCTATCAACAATTCATCAACGGAAATATTACCGGGCTGGTGTACATGAACGAGTTGATGGCAAGAAATATCAACGTTGCGAATAACATGTCAGTTACCGGAAATATTACCATCACGGGAAACATTTCAGTTCCGGGGTCCGATCATCAAGTTCTGTATAATAACAACGGAAATTTAGGTGCAACGGGCGCAATAAGTGTGTTTGCGAATAGCATGACTCAACTCAACGGCACTATTAGCGCATTGGGTGACACCTTCATCAACGCAAACTTGAACATCACTGGTATGGCAACATTCAACGCGAATACTGCTAATTCATTTAGTATGCCGAAGGCAAGCCGGGGAACATCGGGTCAGGCTTTGGTTTCTAATGGGGATGGCACAACATCATGGGGATTGGGAAATGTTCCGACTATTTCTGCGGCGACATACAACTACTATACCAGACCGCCATATTTGGTGAACGATCCCGAAAGTTATTCTGCCCCTCTAGGAAGCAGTTCAATTTTCCAGAACACGTCGAACTTGCGTATGTTAGTTACAGTCAGTGCAGATGGTGGCGGTGGAGGTTTTCATGGAGTTGTTTACTGCGATGCCAACCAAGCACCGACCACTGCTGTTGCCAAGTTCTGCCGAGTAAATGCAGGATCATCAAACCCAAATTGGTATCCGGGTTCCGTAACATTCATGGTTCCTCCGGGTTACTACTATAGCGTGTCTTGTACTAACAGCGGCGGAGTTATATCATCTGCGATGTATGTATGGACAGAATGGATATTTTAAAAGGGGCCGATCGGCCCCTTTTCATTTCACTATAACTGATCCTGCGCTAAGAAGAACAGTTGAAATAGTGGATGCGGCATTTTGAAAACTCACGCCAGAATTAGCGGTAGTCCAAAGCTGCCCACCAACATCCGCATTTGTTAACGATGAAAGTAATGTGCTATTACCCGTACACATAACTTGCTCTCCAACTTCATGCACAGTTGGAACTCCCGTTCCATTTACTCCCCTCATCAAACCGGATAAAGTATTAGTCGTGGTATCATTTGTCAAATAACTGATTAGTTCCCCATTGATAAAAGCGTACCCTCTATCTGGTGAGGCAGGTACATCAAAATGTGCGGTAGATTGAAGCGCAATGCTTTGGGCATTTGCGTAAACATTTCCGGTCAATACCGATACCGTGTTCGCACCAATCAAATTATAAGTGGTTGGACCAGTCAAGGTAACAACAATATTTCCCGAAACATTGCCTGTCGAGAAGGACAGTTTTCTATTTGATACTGACCATTGATTAGACGCGATAGGAACACCGTCGATGGTGACGGCTGCTGAACTATCTAGAAGACTATCCCACGGAACTGTATAGGTGGTATTACCATTGCCAGTAATACTTAGTGTGTTTATGCCATTTGTTAGGGCGTATGGTTTGAATACATTGAACCCAAGAATGGGTGTACTGGTATTACTCGCCCCAATTGCTATCTGAGAAACTTGAATCTGCAACGAGTCACTTATCTCAAGAGGAACCAATTCCTCGGGATCAAAATGATTTGAAAAATCCCCGCCATCAATCACTGTATCTTGTGGCTTGCTTCCGAGCGTGGTATCGAGAAAATTACTCTTTATCTCAGGCACATCATAGAAGGCAGAGACGTTCTTGGCAATTCCTTTGGTGATTTTAAAATCACCAATTTCGCCGATGAAAGGATAGCTGTTAGAGAAGTCTACACCAATCGTAATTTGTCCTGCTGTTCCCTCATCAACAATACTAAATGTTGAAGTAGTTTTCCCTTGAAGAACCCCATCCAAAAACAAATAGGTACAATTCGCTTGACGTTCGATGCTGACAAAGTGGCGGACATTTGCTGTCACTGCTTCCGTCCCACTAATATCTAGATTCCCATTATTGCCTAGACCAGTAACACGCAACATGCCATTGTCAATTGCGTTGTAAAAGTGTGTTCCATTGCTATCAGAAATATCGAATATGGTTTGAGACATAAAGCCAATATCAATCGGCTTTATGAATACTTCAACCGTGAAATCTGAATACGCAAGCGCATAATCTTCATTTGCTAAACTTCGGATAAACCCATTACTCATTGACTTTCACCACCATTATATTGTCTTCTGACGTGCCATCAATTGTCACGTTGTGTAGGATAAGTTGCTTCTGATCCCACGATTGATCAGTAACATATTTAGTTGAATTGACGCTGTTGAACGACAAGGTAGAACCAACTTCGTTGTTCATAGTCTCGAAACCAAACAGGACCGCAGTGAAATCATAATAGGAGTCGGCCTCTTTAGTACGGGGGAAGGGAGCCGATGGCAATACCGGAGTTGTCTTTGCATATCGATTGAACTCTTTGGTGATACGCAATTCATCCATATACCCACTCATAATGTTGTTTCCCGACACATCTGCTCCTATGGTGAGAGCACTATCTGTCATGCTGTACAACGGCGACATATCACCAACTTTTTCACCATTCAAATACATCACGACATTTGAAGTATTTCCTGCAACTACAATATAATTCCAAGAGTTCGCAGTCACCGCAATGTTCGATGTGATTGATCCCTGTGAACAAGAAGCAACAATATTTCCATTTTGATTTGATACCACAAGACCGTTGTCACTGTTGATAGATGATCGAGTGTCGAGCATGACGGCATTCGCCAACGAATTCAGTCTGAACAAAAACTCTACTGTGAAAGCCCCTGAACCAACACTAATATCAGATTCGATATTTGAAGCAGTAATATATGAAGAGTTAAAGCACCCTGCGGTATTACTGAATCGTGCATGTTCATGATCAAATATTGTGTCGGTGATCACTGATGGTCGCCAAGAGATATTCAGAATCACATTCGCTACATTCGCCTCCTCTATATTGAAGATCGAAGATGAAGGTGGAATGTAAGACGGCGCAAGGTCCAAACCAGTTGTAGTAATATTCGAGGATGATGAATATAGGTTGCCACGAGAATTCAACGAAGGTGAATAAAATACCAGTCTATTCATGGCGGTACTTTCTGACACTTCTTCATCGGTGGCAGTTGTCCACATACTGCTATTTGCAATTAACGCATTTGCATTCGTTGCTTTTAGGAATGATCCATTCACATAGACAATGCTATTTGCAGGATACTTACAGGTTGTGTTTCCGTATTCGATAGCCGAACTCACTCTATCAAATCTCAACTCAGTGTCGATTGCGCGAATGAGATCATTGCTTAATTCAGGGCGCACTGTCGCATCGACACTTGCATTAGCATCGATGATGACAACTGACGGCGTAGTGATGAACGAACCGCCATCGTGGATTACAAAATCATTGATTCCATAACTGAGGTCGAAAGTTGCACCTGCTCCATTACCAGTGTAATTTGTGGTTGGTATTCCCGAATGAATCGAAATAGTTGTGAATGCTATGTTAGCAGGTTGAAGAGTGAATGAGTTTATTCCACCGTTCGCGAACGTACTATTGACCAAAATATTTCCAATGTATCCATTCAGAGCAACAATATCATCGGCAGCATAATGTGCTCCAGTTTGGTTAACACTCGCGCTGACCAACTTCAAACTATTGACTGCAATGTTTGCGCCAGCAGCAAATACATTTGCACTGGTATCTAGGTAGCCCGATCCGCTATTAGTCAGTGTCAGTGCCGAGATTGAATACGCATGATTATTATTCCATGCCGAAAACATCGGATTGGTTGATAACGTATTTGCATCGGTTAATTGTGAACCATCTACTGAACGAACAAACGAAATTGAATTCGCGACAGCAGTGTATGGAATGGAAACCGAACCATTCAAATAGAATGGAATAGATTCTCCATTGATAATTGCATACCGTGTGTTGAACGGAATACCATTGAAGGTAGGCCCGACAACATACGGATATTGATCCGTCATAAAGTATGCGTATGTTCCGTTTGGATATTCAGGCGTGACGCATTGAATTCCGTTATGCACGTCCAATGTTCCTGATCCATCCACAAATTGATAGTCGTCAATATATCGTCCGGTTGCTTGTACAGCTACACCAAGTTGAACGCCGTTTGCAACCCCAGTTGGTTCCAAACGAGTGATATTTTTTAGTTGATAACTTGAAGTATGTTTTACAACGGCATTTCCTGAATAACCATACGCACCGTAAATTGGATTGCCATCAATCGCAAATCCAAGTAACGGACTATGTGTTGTTGCATTGCCTGTATCCAAGGTAGATGGACTTCCAATGTATCGTGCAGTATCATCAACAATTATCAGCGCATGAACATTCGCTCCATAACCATCGTTCATAACATGGGTTTCTACCTGTGCCAAGTTGGATGAATTATACACGGATAGGCTGTTACCCGAATTAGGCGAAAAGAACGGCACACCATCAATCGCAACACCCAAGGGAAGTGCATCGATGTTCTGATAAACGCCATCAACCACGGTAGCTACTTGTGAGCCATTCTTGGTATAGAACGATTCAAATTTGATGTTGGATGTGTTGTCTGCGGTAGGTATAGCAAACTTCCACGACACACTATCGGCCATAGTGTTTCCGCCGACAGGCAATCCATCACTGGTCACATACAAGGCCGAGTCGGTTTGGTATACGCCACACTTTTCCAAGAACGGGGTGTTTGGTTTTGGATTGTTTGTGGTCGCCAAAATCATGTTGTAGTAATTCGTATCAAATTGAGAAGGCAAATCAAAATCTTGAACACTGATGTTCGCCACATCCGTACCGGAGAACGTGTTGTTGAACTCTCTGATGCGAGTATGGAATGGGGTTGTTTCGTCGATGAAGTTTTGAATCATGGTTTGATTGTCAGGTTCAAAAGTTCCACGCACACTCAAATCTCGATTGTTGTAATCAACCGAAACAAAGCTGGTCTTGAATAGCCAATCCAAATTTTTATTTTCATACATGATGTATTTGACCAGCGCAAAGAACGCATCATCGGCAGCTTGCGCGAGTTGTTTACTGGAGGTCAAAATCTTTTCATTTAGAATATGGGTAATCTTTCTGATTTCAAGATAAGGAACATTGTCGAACGGGCACGAGTCAAAGTTTGCAGCATCGAACCCAATTCCTGCGGCATTGAAATCAAATAAATTGTCGGTAAATTGAATGGTTCCATTTTTTATGAAAACAGGTTCAATTGTGAGAATAGACGAATCAATATCACTCTTCACAACTTGATAGATTATTCCGCTGCCTTCAACTTCGATAATGTCTCCAAGCGAATATTCAATTGTATTCAAGCTGCCTGTATGAGCGATGACATAGGTTGGTGTAGCTCCGGTATATGCTGAAGAATACCAATCAGAATATTCCCATTTGTTGCTCAGGTCATAGGTGCAGCATCGATCATGAATCCACGATGAACCATCCGAATAAACCACACTCCAATTGTCGTTGATGATGGTTGAATCTGATTGCACAAGAATTTTATAGTTCTCGTTGTAATCAGATGGATTCATTTCATCCAATACGTCCCGAGTGCTAACAACAAGGTCATAGTCGGTTGGCATTGGGTCTTTATCTGAGAGCGCAGTAATAATATCTAACGTGGCAACAGCGCAATTAGATAAATTCTGGTTGATCACATCATAGTAAATCTTCAACGCAGATACGCGATCAGAGAACAGTGATTGAGACACTGTATCGGAAATGCCAACAAGTTGATTGTCCGGCAATGTGTAATCAGGAACAAGAACCGAGGAAGTTTCTGCTATGCCACACAAACTATCAATTACCTTTTGATAGAGTGGAGTCTTGAACCAAGATTTTGACCCATCGTTGCCGATCAGAACAAATTCGTTATGAAGGTTATTGTGTGCAGAGGCCGACACATAATCTATATGCAGGATTGCATTATATTTGGAAACATAATTGTTTAGGTTCCAAAGTGCAACACTATTGTTGTCGATAGCAGAAATCATCGGAATACCCGAGCCGCTTAGATTGCTTAGGTATTGAGTCAATGAAGAAATGTTAATTTCATGTCTGCTTCCATTTGTAGTTTTTCCATATACCCAGAAGCAATATTTCTTGGCATTGGCATCATACACAAATGGAGTATCGATTGAATCCAAATATCCAGTGGGGTCTCCTTGTGTATAGGCAGCAGGAATAGTCGCACTGGCCACCCACTCATAAACAACCGGAGTTGAACCAGCGAACCATTTATTCCAGTTATTGACACGAACACCCAACTCACCTTTTTGCGCGTCGATTACTTTCACATTCTTGGTATTGAACCAAGTTGTACCTGCCTTTTCTGCCCCCCAAAACATTGTTCCTGCGGATTGGGTAGTCAGTGCCCCTAGATTCTTCCATAAGGCTTCATTAAACACTCCGCCGCTCTTTCCTGCGTACAATGCCTTGTAAAGCACCCCAGAGTACGTTACAAGATCACCAATCGCGTATACGCAGCCAGAACGCCAAGAAGGGGTATTGTAGAGAGCAGGGTCAACGCTTGCGCTATAGTCCAAATACTGAGCGACAGTTGGTGGGAGAACTCCGTTAATCAAATCGACCACATCGAGGTCTACAATTTTTTCTAATGTAACGCTATCGTATAACCATGCGCGAGAAATGGACGAGCCATCAATTCTTGGTTCATTTGAGGACTTACGGGTCCACCCATGGGTTAGCGATTGATTGTTGTACATGTAGATTGGGTTGGAAGGATTGTTTCTATCCGCCACAAACAGATTATCGGTGTCACCAGCAAAAAGGATTTCAGAGGGACTGACATTACTGGACACTGCGATGCGATTGACTTCTACTGGTTGAATGCCGTTGTCAGTTGAGCTTATCCAATCCGCATCAGTAGTAACCACTTGAAATAGTTTTAATTCTTGTGTGAGCGCGACTGTTTCTTCGCCAAAATTAGTTTGGTTCCCGTCAAAGCTGGTTCCATCCTCAAACGAGATTATGTCATCAATTGTGGATGAAGTGGTGTCAGTGTATACTGCGCCAAAAATATCATCGGTAATCCACTTGACATGTTGACCAAAATTTCTACCGTTATTTTTATCGGTATGTAGTGTTTTTATGAGAGTAAACTGACTATTGACATTCGAACTTTGCATTCACGGAACCTCTTTGTATTTATGCCGAAAAAAGTGGCCCGTTAAGGGCCACTTTTCCGCTATAGAATTGAGGCTATTCCGTATTCTTGTTTGGTTTGATCGATACTGAACAACAAGTTTATGCCGGATAGCACCACTGATATTCCAGTTTTCGAAGTATAAGCATTTATGTCTGAAATCAGCGTAGTCAAGTTTGAACCCGAACGATTGATTATCCATCCGTTCACCCAAACCTGTGATGCTCCGATCATACCTGTTGCCCGACTGGTGGGAACGATTTTCTGGGTGGTGATAGACGAATCCATCGCAAACATATGAACCAATCCTCCCCCGACCTTGCCGTTATCAGTCGCATTTGCGCTGCCCACTACCAGCATATTATTTCGGATCGAAACACTGCTACCAAATTCCGAATCACTGGAAGTCGGAGCATCGATTTCTTGCGAGAACGCCAATCTTGGACCATGTATTTCTACTGTGCTTCCACCAGCAATAGTGTTGGTGAAGGTGATAGAAGAAACCAAACCATTCGATATAACAGGAGCATACGAAGTCGAAGCAACAAGCACTCCGTCAATCATTACTTTGTTGACGGTTGGAAGTATGATGTTGATCGAAACAGTTTTAGTGGATGCAGTAATCAGTTGCTTTTCATATATGCGATTAAAGATGATCACCTTTCCTGTGCCGTTTGATGGATCACCTAATGCCACCGTTTTTCCTGCGGTATCACAACTCAACGATTTCCCAAAAGTAGAAGAGCTATACAAACGTCCACCGTAATTTATGTTGGTGAAGAGTTTATAGTAATACTCATTTCCGTTAACGTTCACCGAGGTTTGTGAACTGGTTAGGTTCCATCCCGAAGTGAGAACAGTGATCGTATTGCCGTTTGCCACCGTGTAATCTACCCCCGCCTTCATCATCAGGGTTTCCGAAGAAGCCGAGTCGGTTACAAGAATATTGATTCCTTCGGCTTCGACCAATGTGCTTGGCGTAACTACGATACTATTTGAAGTTACTGATGCAACGTGGTATGCACTAGTGTATGAAGAGTTTTCTTTGAGCACTCCTTGTATCAGTTGACCACTGCCCGAAGCATAAAGGTATCTTGCATCTTCACTCATGCACAGTGCTTCGATGTGCTTGATACCCGGGCATGACAACACCTGTTGAATTGCTGGAGCCGTATTACTGCTATATGTGGCCACGTATAACATTGCGTTACCTGTAGAAGATGTGTTGTTAGCCGATGCAACCACGAAGCCATTTGCAACAACAAGTTGCTCTCCTAGATTGGTTGTATCCATGGTAATAAATGACGCATAGTGCGAAACATTGGCATACACTGGATATGTGTTTCCATTACTATCGGTGTGTTCTTTCAGGTGTCGCATTTGTATCAATCCGCGATTAACACCTAGAGTAGAATTATACTCAGTGTATGGCTTTCCTTCCCATACTAACAAGCTGTCCATGTCATAATCAATGGCAGTGGTAATGGTGGAATCCACTTGAGGAAACACATCATACCCGGCGGAATATGGAACAACCAGTTCATACTCAGCGGTTCCATACTCATCATTGTTTACGTATACGGAATTTCCAACCACTTCGGCGGGATTGATAGCCGCGATATTATCGTAACGCAAATCAGTGGACACCATTACGCCACCCATTGCAACCGGGTCCGAGAACCAAGCTGTAGATGCAGTGTTCGAATTCTGAAAACTCAACACTGAATAGTATTGAATGTTTCCCAGATTGGTTGGCGAAACAGAATAATCGGTTACTTTGAAAATTCCTTGGATATTGACGTTCGCATCGGTGAGGTCAAGAGCAACCAAACGGTTTTCTGCGGTAGCAATATTTGCAGTAAGCATCAGCGAAGTGACATTACCATTCGCGGTCACTCCAGCCACACCCGCTTCTACGGGCGTAAACGAGATTACATTCCATTGATCAGTATCTTCAATGGTCGGGTCAGACGCAATCCAAAACAGCCCCTTACTCTTGGCAATCTTGACAAGAGAGGTTGTATTGGATGAATTGATCATTGCATCATAGTTCATGAACATGGTATCAGCTGAGTCTGTCGTTACATCGAAACCGGGAACGATGTTGCTGTTGTATGCAGATAACCAATCAGGGATAACTGGACCTGCTGCACGAAATGGTTTGAAATTAGTTTCGAGGTTTCCATATTGCTGCACGAAATTTTCATCCCAATTACTAGACTTCTCATAGAGGCTTGCAGTAGGAACTTGAATGCTCACATTGCTATTTGAATTCACCGTAGGAGTGAACGAAATCGTAATAGGATCATTCTTAATAATAGCGGGAGACAGCGACACATCACAGAACCCTGTTCTGGAATCCGAGCCATACGTTCCTACCTTCACCGCATATTCTTCGGTGATGGTGATAGCTGTATTCAAAGCATCGGTTGATCCATAACCATAATTAGTAACTGCATTGAGAGTGCCTTTCTCTTTTACCCATCCACAGTAATATTCAACCTGTGCGCTTGCGTCAATATCCAGCCCCATTAACCAATCACGTTCAATATAACCAAGCGTGTTATTGCGGAGAGTCAAAAGATCGGTGATGATTGGGCGATAATTTACATCATACGCATTAAAACAATCTTTGATTTTCAACGACAAGTTTGGCAAAATGCCATTCGAGAATGTAGTTGAAATCTGCTGAAAGTATGATGACTGAAACGTAGCCGCACCAATTACATCCTGAGTTGCAATGTAATTGTTGTTTTTGTACTTCACAAGACTTCCCATCACGTAATCGGTGTTGCTTTCCCATGAATCAACCGTGTTAGTTGTGATGATAAAACCTGCCGAGTTAATCGTTCCATCCCAATCACCGCTACGCTGACCCGACAGCTTGATTCTGTTCTGTCTAATACCCGCGATGGGATCATAAATCACATCGGAAAATGCAGTGGTGTTATCGAACACCAAGCGATGTTCGTAATTGGTGATAGGTGCATCTACACAAGAAATCACTCCACCACCAAGGTGCATGATGGTTACGTTATTTCCCTCACGAATCACTTCTAAGAATTGCGAATCAACTACTTTTCCGCTTGCATCCAAAACTGTGCTAATGTTGGGATCAGTTAAATCGCTTAGTGATCCTGATGTAGCAGTGTATTCAAAAATCGATGCGGCAGGATTTAACACCAAGGTTAGTTGTTGGCTGGCGGTCAATGCCCACTTGATAAACAACACACCGCTCTCACACCAAGTTGTTTTGGCCTGATCGTTTTGTAAGTTGAAAATCACTCCATTCGTGGTAAGAAATTTTTCATATCCTGCCAAGAAATTCAATACAGATTGCTTAGTTGCGAACGTGGTGTTGTATGCAATCGCAGATGAACTGCTTGCAAACGTAGTTGGATATTTAAACTTATCGTTTCCAATAGTCACAGTCTTGTAGGGACCGTCCACGTTTGCGGCGTAGATGGAGAAATATGGATGCGTGTTGTTGTAACCGGAAATTACAAAACCATCATCTGTTTGACGCACGATCACGCCGCTGTAATTCAGTGTTCCGACAGGCGTACTGTTGTAGAGAAACAGATCGAAATCTTCATCGGGAATCAGTTCCGCTGCACCCGTGTCCGATGGGTTATTTGGGGTTGCATATGCAGCAACATCACTTACCGAAGTGAATCCCCCAATCGAATACATAAGCTGGGCAGTAGTTTGTGACAGAGCCTTGGACAACAGGGTAATATCTCTGTTTTGATGCAGCAGATATTCGTATGAATATGCCAAGATTCCATGCTTGGTAGAATCGGTTGGAATATCACTTATATTTGCGATGCGATTGCTGTATAAAAACTGTTTGGAATCATCTGATGGAAGATAACCGCAAGTATCCCACAACATTCCAATCATGAACATTGGATTCATTAAAATTCTTGCGCGAAGCATTGCAAACTGAAATGCGCTGGACCGTCTCCATGCGGTTTCCACTGGCCCTTGATCACCGAACACAAAAGCATTCGATGCTGCACTTTCATCATACGTACCAACCATTACATCATTTGGTGTTAGCACATTACCGGAGTCATCCACTGGAAGGATTGACAATAACTCGGGCTTTGTTCCAACGACACTGGTATACGATCCCGATGGATCACGCACGATACCATCAGCAATGTCTTGCCATAGAATTGTGTTTCCAGCAGTGTATGGCGCAGGTCCGTACACATCATCCCACCATGATGGCTTCTCAGATAAATTGAGCATTTCCCATGGACGCAGATGTACCGAATCCGTTCCATAAAAATAATTATAGATTCCTCTCCAATATCCAATCAGAGAATTTCCCGACAGCTTATCCTTTGAGGACGACCAATTCCATGTAAAGTAATTATTCGCATCGAAATAATTTCCCGCGTCAGTCACATTGTAATCGGCAATCCATTCATAATACATGCGCGACAAAATTCCGTTGAACTCGCTCTGGGTGTATTTCGATGAACGCCAGTAGCCGGGATCAGGGACAAAGGTCTGAATAGCATTGGACAGAAGTTGGTTATCAACTTTTAAATTATTGTATACACGCAACTCATAGTCAAGGAGCACTTGATCACGATAGTCATTGAAGCAAGTTGTGATACTTCCATCGTGGCCACGCAAAACCATACGAGGATCGGTGTAAGTATCATCAGTGAAAATTTCTGGTTTGTATGCAGGAGCTAACCCGAGTTTAGTTGGGGTCGAAGGAATATACGATCCCTTGGTGGATGAAATTTCATAGACGACTAATTTGTCACCCGCCGCAAGCGTACAGGTAACATTCAGTACATAATCGGCAATAGTGTAGTCAGTTCCCTTGGTAAGTTGAACATCGTTTAGATACACCAGCACTGCAGTGAAGTTTGCGGTTGTGAAATCATATGACTTCGACAGTGGAAAATTCTTATGATCAAACTTAGTGATATTGTGGGTTGTTTTTGTTCCGCCATAACCGCACATATCACTGTTGTACCAGCTAGTATTCCCGGCCAGCACATTTGTTGCTAATGATTCAAGAATAGAATCGACAACATCATGGGGAGTCTTCAAAATCGCATTCTGCATCGAATTCATTTTATTCAAAAATCGATTCTTGAAGAGTTGGTATTCAGACGCAGCAGTACGAATCGCTTTGTCAATGTCAAAACGAGAATCGCACATCAACAACGTTGTCAGATAGGCGAATGATTCATTTTTGAGCAGCTTGCCTTTCTGAATCTCACTGATGTTCAGTGTCGTAAAAGATGTGTTGAATTGGTTGTTCTCAAACGCCACAGGAACATCATACCATGCGCCTGTAATGGGGGTAGAAGAGATCGCACGAACCACAGCGGTATCTGAGGTAGTTAACGCAGTAGAAAGCGTTAGAACGGCCTTGCTGCTCGATTGTGTGAATGTGAACGACACGCTGGTTCCATTGACATACACCGAGACATTATCACTGCTTGTGATAGTAGCGTTTGGTAGTGTGATAATCGAGGTCGCAGTATTCGCGATGATCTTCTGTTGATATAGCTGGCCGCTCTGGTCAACATATTCCCATGGATTGTATACGGTCAATGCGCTCTTGTTGGGATTCAAGTACATCGGTTTCGCAGTGGACACAGCAACAGCAGACTTCACTCCATCGTAAGCGAACGTGTCAACATGATAGTCCACGCTAAAAACTACATCGTTCAAATTTCCGATGAGTCCATAAGATAATGGGGTTTCGATGATTTCGTCCGCTGATCCTGAACCAGTTTGGTATGAGAACAATTTGCATCCAGAAAAAGTAGAATGAGTATACCCACGGAGGCTCACGCCGTTTGAATCATATAGATCAAACAGTGGTGATTGTTGAAGTTTTGTTTTAGCTTGAGGCGAAACGATCCAAGTGTTCCCGTTCCAAGATACGCTTCCGCCACCAAACGTGTCTCCATTCACAACCGAGACGCAATTATCAGTTGTTGCAGTTGCTTCCAACACAAGATGGTATTTCTCGTTACTGTCAACTTCAACGCGGTAGATATTATTGCGCACAATATGGCTTTGATCATTATTGAAAATAATGGTGTGACCATTTTTCAATTCAACACCATCGCACATGAAAGGAACAGCGGTTCCTTCAACAATTGAAAATGCGTTCGGTGTATAGTTGTCAAATAATGAGATAGGTGTAAGACCAATCTGGTTGGAATCCACCAGCATCATTGGTGCGAACTCAATGATTGGTCGCACAGCAACATTAAATGAAGTAGGGAGGGCAACATCGCTGTACTGTTGTTGAATGATCGATAGAATGGTGTCAACTACATTTCTATGAACCCAGAAATTAGTCAAAGACCAGAAGTTTTTATCTGTCGAGGTTCTACTGATGGTGATGTAGTCGGCCTCATAGTTCTCTTCCTTCACAATGATTGGGTCAACTAAATCGCTATACGCCAACAAAGTGATATATGAACCGACTCCATCGACGATAAAAGAACCATCCGAGCATGAGATAAACATTCCATTAGCTAACGTGATTGATCCGCTTGTATAAGTGGCATTACCAATAATATCGGCTGACGCAACAGTTTGTATAAGGATTGGATAGTTCCAATACCACGAATCGGATGCCTTTGAAATCCAGATGTAGTTGGAATAGTTTGTCAGTTTGTCCTGATCGATGAACCCATTCCACTTATAATAATTACTGGACAGCAATCGATCCCATGCACTCGTGGCCGCTTCATTTGCGGCAGCACTATTCACAACATCAATGAAGTTGGAAACCGAAGTGATTACACTGTCAGCATCGCGTGTTACAAATGCTGGCTCTAATTGGTAGTTTTGGCGAGGAGCCGTTATTTCTCCTAGATAATAACCATCTAATACAGCATTATCGACAACACTGCGGCCCACATAACCATTGAAACGGTTGATGACAGGCTCTTTCGTTAGTAAATCTAACGTGGATTTCAGGAACTTTTGATTTGTGTTGGTATTTAAGTATGGTGGTAAAAATCTAGATGTGTACATAGGTGTCCTCAAGAGTATTTATGTGGCGGGGAAACACCTATTTCAAACTATAGAACGGATAATCCTCCACTACTAGGATCAATATAAGAATAGAACATGATTATGATTGAACCAACGTCAGGCGGGGTGGTGAATGTCACGCAGTTATCAATTAGGGTGTAGTCGTGCCCTTGCGCCAGCAGTATCCCATTAACATACAAAAAAGCACTATCGGCAGGTTGTGGGGTGTTGGGTAGGTAAAAAGTCATATTTACCCCGTCCACTTCTCCTGATGGAGACTGATAATCTGCGTATAAGTACGAGATTGCACTACCATCTGAAGTCACGTTGCTTAAATCCCATCGCGCAATCGTGATGTAATAATTTGCGTTAACCGTCGAAGTATAATCTACCTTAAAGTTGTAGGTTACTGAATTGGCACTTCCGTGCAAGTCAGGCTTACCCGATTCCATATTGGTATATTCAGCAGTAGTGATATACAGTAACGAGGGATTCGGAATGCCCGAAATAATACCGGATGAATTATCTAACACTAAGTTGCTAGGAAGAGTTCCACTACTTACAACAATGTTTCCGACCAATTCTGGGATATTTTCGGTGGGAGCAATACTAATCGATAGAGGAAACCCATCTGGCCAAATACCTAAGTTAGCATTTGGTAGATAATTCACAAGCGTGGCTGTTGTTACTTCAATCGAGAATGTTCTATCAACAACAATTGCACCCGAAGCCATACGAAGTGTGAATTCGTATAACCCGGATGCAATTGTTAAAGGAACAGTTCCGCTGATAGTGAATCTAGATAATGACAAACCTTCTGGAAGACTCCCAGCAATCAACGACACAGTAACAATAGACGTTCCGGTGGTTGCCGAAAGCGTTATTGAGAAAGCTGTTCCCTTGGTAACAGTGCCAATGATTCCTGCGTCAGTATTCCAAAATATCATACTGGTATTTATCAGGCTAATACCTATATACGATTCGGGCCAACTCCAGAGAATATGGACTCAGTTCTAATTGTACTGAATCACCCGGTTCAATTCGAATGCTGTTCTTTCGGAGTTTCCCTCCAAGATATGCCGGAATTTCTTGCCCGTTAGGTAGTGTGACAATCCACCGCGTGTTTGGTAGTGCAGTAGTCACGACTCCTCTTACAGATACCTGATCAATTCGTGCCATTTCCCCTCATGATGTGAGTGCTTTCACCATGCGGTGAAGCAGTTTTCGTAAAGCATCTTCCCATGCTTGTTTCTCGCCGATGAATGAATGGGCCAGCATTCCATCCGACCCATCCGTGATATAGAAATACTTGCAGTTATGGATACACTTGGCATTTGGTATTGCCTTTGTCACATACTCTTCCGAAGTCACTTACAAATCCTCAAGATGACGGTATCTGGACTCAAACAATTTTTTACTTTTGTTTCAACTCCAGTAATTCCACCAAACCACTTATTAGCCTTTACCGTAGTCTGCGCAGCAGTAAATGCTTTGAGTTGTTCGGCAGGTTTTCTCAATGTCTTCTGGATACTCTTGGATTCATCAAGGTTAAGAATTTTAGAACCCTTCACGTCCAATGTACAGTTTGGAATCGCGACGAAATGTTGTAGCTTTCTCAGCTTGGTGTTATAGGTCCAGAGTTCAGAGGCTTTGAGAATTTCAACCGGATTGGCTGACTGTAGTTTGAGTGCTTCGAAACTTCTCAAGTATTTCAACCCAGCAACGATCTTTTCAGGAGCGACAGCTTTCTTTTTCTTGGTGGCCTTGACACGATTTTTGACTACAACCGCGTTTACCTCATTGATTGCTCGTTCAATCCATGCGATACAATTCTTGGTCTGTTTGGCTGTCAAATGATGGTAATCTTCCTTATACGGAAGTCGATCCTGAGACACTGCCTTGTAGATGTACAACATTGAATTTAGATGCTCAATTACATCCTTGCGTTTGTTCGCGGGAATCTGTTGGATGAGCGCGCCCAATGAATTTGTTTCCAAGTGGTATCCATCATATAAAAAGTCGGAAAATAATCCGTCAATCTCTGCCTTGATGTAACGCACCTTATTATTCAGTCTATCCTGAATTGTTTCCTTTACCGTGTCCTCGGAGACGATTGACTTCTGTTTGGGATTGCGAACACATTTGCGAATGTTCTTAGCTAAGAATTGCTTCTCTTTCTTTCTCAAAAGAAATCCGTAGTGCATCAGCCGGATGAGTTTCAACGAAGTGAAAGAAAGTTCATATTCGCTTCCGAGAATCTTTTTGTATAGTTGTTCGCCATGCTCAGTTAGATGGAACGCTTTTAGCGCACATGCACTCAGCGACTTCACATCTTGTGTGAGATTATACCAATTCAGTGCAATCAATAATCGGGAGCAATATGTGTCATAATCCCACGCTTTCTGTTCTTCGATTGATGGATAGGCTGGCTCATACATACCAATTTCATTCATGCCATCGCCCTTGAAAATTAGCTGCTTTGGTGCATGATCAAACTTGGTAGGTTTGAAAGTACGAATTGCTCTTACTGGAAATCGTTTTGTGTTTTTCTTTACCATATCCTACTCCGCTGAGGGAATTCCCAATGTTGCCAACATTTCTTCCAATAGCATCACCTGAACCATACAGTCCTCTAGACCGTCATGATTTGTTGGCGGGGTTGGATAGTTTGTCAGCTTTGCTACTGTCTGAAAGTCCATACATTGATTGACATTCCATGGACACCGCATATTGTTTTCACGGAGCAAATTTTCCAAAATGGTTAAATGGAAATTTCTATTTGCCCAGACTTCAGTTGCGCCAAACATGAAGGTACGGAATTCCTGTAATCCGCGCATCAATGGAGTGCGTCCGTTATCGGTGAATAGAGCCTCTTGGACGGCCTCGGGCTGCGAGGACCACCAGAGTACCGTAGAACCGTCTTCAAAACGATTCTCCTGCCCTTCTAGGGCCAGCAACACATGAAAGGTTGGGGCTTGTGACATGTCAGACATATCACCCCGATTAAACGCTACCGCAGAAATACTCAGAACTTTTGCATCTGGAGTACACGCCAGCGTTTCAATGTCTACCATACGACTGTTATATTTGTTAACCATAATCTCCTAATCGTTTACTTCTACGCCAGTCGGTCCCAACTTTCCACTGACACCGATTTTAGGTAACTCAGTGGTATTGACTGACTCAAAATATTTATACATCAAGTGCTCAATGTCTCGATACTTCCCGTGGTTGATCGAAGCAAGGAAATCTTCTATCATGATATTATAGCGAGATAATACAAGTTTCAAGCTGTTTTTCGGAAAACTCCACAATCTTGTCATATATTGTTTGGCGAGATTACCTGTTAGCATGGGAGGAAACTGCGATTGACACGCTTGCGCAAAATAATACTGAGTTGGATCAGAAAAATTTGCCAAATTAAACTCATCGGTCAAATAGTATCGCCCGGACAACTTGAATATTCGATCATACGCTGGCAACGGTGATTGCATCTTTGTAAGCACAGTCTTGAATGCGTACAACTCACTCAAATTTTTAACAATGTCATGATTTGTTTTTGGTTCATTGTAGATGTGCGCAAGGTTGGTATCACTTGATAGATCAGCCAACGATGTGCATTTAAGTTCCTTTTGTTGGGCAGGAGTAATGGCGAATCCAACACTACAATTCACCAATAGAACCTCTGCGGTTGGAACCTTATCATATACACTCTGAATGGTTCGCTTGGTTTGTTCAAACCGCTCCTCGGTGCTGTATACGCCATACTTGGTATTGATTGCCGATGGCACAATGAATAATGTTTTCATGTCACTCCATGTGGAACAGATACTTATGTTGTGTGGTTAGCTTATTGCGATAATGTGAGTAAATCGTAAGAATTTCCTCGTTACAAATCGCGGTCTTCAACACACTCAGGGCTTTAATTTCTAATACGACCTCGGGAGGAAGCGACAGCTTGCTCACTAACTGCTGAGTAGAGTATTCATAATTGACCGCCACGATTTGAGGGTGTAGTAGCAGGAACACACTGAACAAACGTTCGACCACAAAAGTGTAATATGGGATGTTCTTGTCGCCTGAATAATCTGCGCTGGTTTCAAACAATAGTTTTTCATATTCAGGATTTAACTTTGCGTAATCAAGGAAGTTAGTAACGAACGTGATGTACTTACTCCAAAACTTACGATTCCCACAAAAATAATTGCAAAATGTAAAGGTGGATCGATCCATGATGTGTGTGGGCGATAGCTCGTAACCCATCAGTACCAAGGTATCCAGCATCAGTTTGGATAGTCCTTTATGGTACAGTTCTCCATGAAAAATTACATTCGGGAAAATGGCCTCGTTGATCGGTTTAGGATTGATGAAGCACACGTCAGCAAAGGACTCGTTTCTTTCAACAAACGCTTTGAACTCCTGCGGGGTAATGCCAGCCTTGGTGGAAAATTTAGGACTAATAAAGCCCCAATACGATAGGTCGGACGTGTTGGTTGCTACGTTGTGCCAGCATTCTGCAAACACTGGATACTCTCTATGTTCTGGATGCGCAGCCGCTCGATTGTCCCAAAGTTCAATTCCCTCGGGTTTTTCTCTCGACATTTGCTCATCGGTGTGACAAATTTCAAATAATGTAATCACGAAACATTCTCCTATAAGAATACTTCTATTGTAGGAGAAAATAATTCGTAATTCAATACTGTTCGTCCACTCCCGACAATTGATTTGTCATATTTTCGAGCAAATCAATTGCTGCATCCTTCCATGCGCCCTTGATGGTGTTTCCCATACCAATACAGATTCGACGGGAGGTTAGTGGTCGCCGGAAACCTCTATAATGGGCAGGTTGCTTACCACCAACATAGATGTGCCAGTTCCTTCCCATGGGTCCACGCGCACAATAAGCCTGTCGTTCAATCGATTTAACCAACTGTGAGTTTGTCATGACCAGTCATCCTCTGAATGTTTTCTCCTGCCAATACCATCGCCATGTATTCTTCTTCCGATGATTGCCAGAGAAATCCATTGGGTATCTCCCATAGGGTATTGGTACAAATATGTTGGTCCGTGGCGCAACGGGCGAAATAATTCGGATCATAAATGAACTGACACTCGCCATCTTTCTCTTGGCGGCGCATCATGGTAATCTCGCCCATTTCATCGGATTTCCATAATGACCAATCTTCAAAATCGGTACGGCTCATAGGGTTCACTACCGGGAAGCTCATCACGTCATGAACGAGACATTCTTGCAGTTCTGCTCGGATGATACCAACGGAATCCCCACAATCTACAATCAGATTCTCGGTCACTCGGAATTTAAAAGGGGATCGAACCACTTTATTTTTCAAGTCAATGAACACCCCAGCTGGCCGTGCTCTCGCATTCAACAATACCAACCACATATATCGCTGGTTGGCCATATCAGAAAACAAAATTCGGACGTATGGAAGAAACTCATCATTGTTTAAGGATGGCAATTTGATCATAGGAAAACCATATCACACGAAATAGGTCTTGTCAATCCCGGCAATGTACCAAAATTTTCACTGCACTTAACGGTTTGAGCCTTATTAACAAATCAGGATGCGTTCTAAGGTACATAAAGTCTTTCACGGTCATTTGAACTATCTTTTTCATGGTAATGCCTTCCAAAAATAGGCAAATTGTGGCAAGTGAATTGGTAGTCATTAACTCTACTATACCGCCCACATACACGGTTTTCGCATCAACGCACTCTGTTCTACCTCTGAGCAACACTCTAGTGATATTATGCCAATGAAATCTAATGTCCGTGATTGATGGGTGATACCACATAGGCAGCATGGGCAAATCGTTTTCATGAACCACTTTCGCACGTGGGTACTCAGATAGGTCGGTGGCCAGCCATACGTCTACCATATTTGGTAGACGCGAATTACTCGAAAGTTTTAATTCACTTTTGGTTAATTTCATTAACAGATCATGGGGGATTGATTCAATAGTACCAGTGTTAATGTCCACTGATACTCCGACAGGCCAAATGGTTCGGTTCTGAATCAATAAATGCCTTTTGTTGTCTCGGTCTGAAAACAACCACCAATATTCTGCAGTTATAGACGCATCGGGTGCTGGACTCAGAATTGTGGAGTGGAGTATATGAGCTTGTGATTTTGAATTCATTTATCTATGATAGCAACGAATCCAATAATTGTCAACCAAAAAAGAAAATCAAAATTTGACGAACATCATATCAATCATGGGTGGTGCAGTGCTAAATTCGTTTTTTGTATTTCTTAAAGAGAAAAAGCGTCATATTTCTTCTATAGTATTAAGGAAAAACCTGACGCAAGATTATTCATTTATTCATTCATAAAGTGAATATTTATTCATTGGTTTCTCCGTAATCGCTCAACATGCCATAATCACGATGTTCGTCAGGAAAAGAGAAATATTCACTGTATTCATCTTTATTCAGAAATACATTCGATGAATTGGAATTCCAACCCGAAGAAATGACAGAAATAGAGACATTGGTGTTAGTGAACGCGCTATTCGATGGATCGGATACCGATATTCCCCCTCCGCTTGTATTGATCAGATTGAGAGTTGTTCCTGATTGAGTTGCATACAGTTCTTCTATATCCAAACTGTTCACGATATTCGCCATATTACTTGTAGTGTAATCCGAATTTATCGTCAATTGAGTTACCACTGCGTTAGCAAGGTTGATAGGTAATCCGTTTGCATAGGTAGTAGATGGGTTAGTAGTTGTAATGAATACATTCCCTGAACCTGATAATGGAGACTTCAAAGTTGTTTGTAACTTAGTCGATACACCGCGATTCCAATCTTTACACACTCCCTTATTCCAGATATATCGATCTGAATATGCTTCAATCTGGTTTAATGGCATTGTGTCTTCGAAATATTTTCCAATGAAGTATTGCGCCATCTTTCCATAACCGGGTTTGAAGTACCCGATAGGAATGGCAGGAATATATCCAATGATAGTGCCATCTGGTTGAGTGTCTGTCATCCATGATGGGAGAGCACTTGTGTTGAAGTCAGATACAGTTTTGAGTAACTGAGTTGTCATGTTATCGAACGAGGGCTGATCTGATGAATCATTCAGCGAAGTATAATCGGTGGTAGTGAACATATCAAGCGGTTCGATATACACCACTTCGTAATTTTCTGAAGATGACTTTGCCCATTTCAGGCCGTTCAATAAAAGTTTCTTGGGATGATGTGCATACGATAGCGCATTTGCAATCTGTTCAGATGTAGTTGGATAAATTCCATAAGCTACCAACAGACGCAAGTCTTTAGGAATGCCGAAATAAAAATCTGTTGGACGATAAATCGCATCTTCCGAAAAGAAAGCGTTATTGTGAAGTGCCTTCTTGAAATACTTCCAATTGTCACTGTCTATGAAAACTTCCAGAGATAGATTTGTTAATGGTTCTTCCGTAGCTGATGACAGAGCCAACGTGAAATCTTTGGTCGATGTGACAACCTCATTAGCATAGGAACAGGTCGCTAACACGGTGAAACTATATGACACATTTCCGGCAGGAACAGGTACACCAACAATCTCGCCATTTTCTAAAAGTTTCAATCCATCGGGTAACGAACCGGAAGATAGTGTATAGACAATTGGATTTGTCGCACGTGGTTTGTCCTTACTGGTAATTTCAACCGATGGGAAATGTGGAAAGAACTCTCCGGGTGAAATCACTGAGATATTACTGATTCGTCCCTCGTGAATAAACGGAACCGCGACAGGATCAACCGTTTGGCCGGAGTTACCAAAGCCTACTAACGCATTGTCATAGTATTCCCCAGCATTGATGATGGTAACTTCATCAACTCCGAAGTTCAATTTCAGTAGACTGTTTTTACTATCGGTGTCGGGATTTTCCCATAGGACCAGCAGCGAATCAGGCAGGATTGAATATTGCTGGGTGTTATTTGCAACAGTGATTCCGGTGATCGCACCCGAGGAATCCACTGATGATATTGCAATATTTGCATTGCCAACACAAGCTCCGCCGCTAATCACTTTATAGCTGCCCACATTGAAATTTGAGCCACCATCGATAATCTCTGCTCCGATAACTTTCAGCGTACAGTTCGCAGTAGCAGGGAGGGTAGATGAATTTCCAAAAGTGGAAACTATGTTTGCCTCAACACATAGAGTCGATGGTCTACTGGCAACCACCGTTCCAATATTTGAGGATGATGACCATTGGATTGAATCAATGGCAGACGATACCACATCTAAATAAAAATTTGCTGTTGTGTTATAAGAAGTGCTTACTTCTTTTGCAACATGAACTTCAAAGGATTGCATACCCAATTCAGCTCGATCAACGGTTCCGCTGATCAAACCAGTGCTACTAATGCTTATATTACCGGGGATGCTATCTGTGTTACTCAGTGCATAGATCAAAGTGTTATCTTCAAAATCAATGGCGTTAACTTGAAATGCGATTTGATCGCCCGTGGCATAGATGATTGAATTTGCATTGGTGATTACTGGATCATGGTAGCATGGACCAGCCGTATAGCTACTATCGCTGCGATACATTGAAAGTAGTGTATCGTCTCCTTCGGGTGGAAAGTTCAAGAGTATGGTTGTGTTAGATGAGTTACTAAAATTCCAATCTTGTGAAGGGTACAATAGTACGCCATTGTAAAACATTCTCAAAGAACTGGTGGGTTTTGGTTCGGATGGAATGAGGTATGTTTCATTGGAGCCATCAATATTTCCAGTAGGCACAACGAACTCATATCCGCCTGTGATCAGCGAGGTTGAATATTCATAGTATGCTTGTAGTAAATCCGTTGATTCAGGAGCGACTGCAAACACAATTATCTGATTTGCTGCACCAGTGATGTAGTAGTCTTCGCCCTTAGTCTGCGTCACGCCGTTTTTAGTGATTACAATAGAGTCTGCATTCACGATAGTGTTTGCCAGCGTGAAAGTGCAATTCACTCCATCTAGATCGCCCTTCGGCGTTTCATTACCTGCATAGTAAATCATAAATAACCTCGATATTGTATTTATGTGAAATGGAGGTTTTGAAATGAGCCAATTCAATGAGTTTCCAGCAGTTTCGGTCCAAGAGCATTTGAAAATTGAAGTTGAAGAACAGGGAAAGCAAACAAAGGTAGTTGTGAATTCCCGCGTTTCACCCACCCCAAAGGACAACAAATGCAATCCCAAGAGATGAAAATTTTGCGGGACGGAGTGCGGGAATATCTAGAAACAATCCAAATTGATCCCCTTGCAAAAAACGTAATTATTGATTCTTTCGACAAAGCAGACTACGCGGAAGAGGACAACTTAATGATGTGGAATCTCGGTTTTGGAATGCGAGTGGCAAAACGTCAGGTGTTAGAAGTTGTTCCTGTAGATGTAGTGGTTGATGGTTGGACAACATATTCTGCGTTGCGGTACGTTGCAGAGCAGTTCTGTCGCACCCATTCACATAATAGGAACTGGTTTGAATCATGTGCCAACCCGATTTGTGGCGTGACGAGACACCTAATATTGCAGCTTAAAAATCCAGATAAATAGAGTTATGGCAACTACATCGAATAACACGTCTCTGATGAACACGACACAGTTCGGAATACAGGACTGGACCGCGACATATCAACAAGTACCACAAAATCCTTTATTGAGTTCATACGATTTCGAGACATTGAGAAAATCAATGTTGCTCTATCTCCAACTCAATAATCCCGAGTCCTATAACGACTATATCAATTCCAGTGAGTACATCGCACTGGTTGACTTGATTGCGTTCATGGGCCAGAGTTTGTCGTATCGTATTGATATGAACGCCAGAGAATCGTTTCTTTCAACTGCCACAACAAGAAACGCAATCGTGTCACTTGCCAATCTGGTTAGCTATCATCCATCGAGAAATCTCGCAGCAAATGGCTATCTCAAAATCACAAGTATCTCTGTGAATGATGACGTGTATGATAGTCTGGGAAACAATCTCAATGGGTTGAGTATTGTCTGGAATGATAAGACCAATCGTAACTGGTTAGATCAGTGGAATGCTGTTATGAATGCAATCCTGATCAATTCACAAACGGTTGGAACTCCAGCCAACACCCAAACATTAGATGGAATTTCTGTTTCGGAATACAATGTCAATGTTGTATCAACCAGTAATCGCCCTTATTCATTTAGCTCGACAATCGATGGTACTTCGACTGCATTTGAAATAGTGAACCCAAGCACGGTTGGACAAACTTCTATTTATGAGGTTGGCCCACTCGACTCTTCATACTTCAATTTTCTATACGAAAATGACGGAACAGGCTATGCCAGCCAGAACACGGGATTTTTTGCATATTTCAAGCAAGGTACGCGATCTTCGGAGACATTCACTGTAAGCAATGCGCTGCCTAACTACTCGTACACATTGAACGCTACTGGAGTCAATGATACAGACGTTTGGGTATATCAACAAAATTCAGATGGATCATATACCAAGTGGACAGAAGTTGATTCAATCTATGCGGATTCTGCTGCAACCGGAACCATTTATTCAATCACCAACACAGTGAATGACGGAATCACTCTGGTGTTTGGTGATGGCGTATTCGGTGATATTCCCTCCGGTACGTTCATTGTGTACACCAGAACCAGTAACGGCCAAACATACCGAATCAATCCCTCGGAAATGACCAACATTGCCGCCAAGCTGTCTTATACGTCAAAGACTGGACGTACACAGACTGTAACATTCAAGGCCAGCTTGCAATACACTGTCGGCAATAGTGCGCCAACCGAAAGCCTAGCAAACATTAAACTGAAGGCTCCCCAGCATTTCTACAGTCAAAATCGAATGGTGAATGGACAAGATTACAATTCATTGCCTTACACCAAATTCAGCAACATACTAAAAGTCAAAGCAGTTAATCGCACCAGTTCAGGAGTGTCACGATATCTTGATGTGAATGATCCAACCGGAAAATATTCCAGCACCAATATTTTCTGTGATGATGGTTTTATGTACTTGGACGATTCCATCGACACAAATACAATTACCTATTCTACGAATTCGGACTTGGCATCATCTGTGCAGAGTCTTGTCAACGATGCAATCGCCTCTAGCGGTACAATGGCGTTCGTACTGAACAATTACACAAAATATGATTTTTCATCCAATGCAGTTATCTGGAATTTAGTGCTCAACAATACTAGCTCAAGTAGCGGATACCTAGCCATTTCAGAGGCAGGAACCGTAGTTCCAACGTCATCATCTATATTCTCCGAGGGCTACGGATCGATTCTCGTAGAGGGCGCACTTATTAAGTTTGTTCCGCCAAGTGGATACATGTTTGACAGTAACAATTTGCTGGTAGTGAATACCACTGGCATACCCGCGCTCAATCAAAAGGATGCTATTTATGCGGCCATTTCCGCTTCCGCGACAAATGAAGGATACGGTGATGCAATTGATATGGATGGAGTGAACATTGACGGAACTGGTGCGATTACACTCAATCAAATAGTTCCTACCAATGCAATTCTGTCGGAAATTTATCCGTACTATTCCTCAACTATTCCAAGTTCGGTAGTCACCAACATCATTAAAAATGTGGTCAACGGGCTGTCGGTATCATTGCAATATTATCCAACCAAAGTTGGTCAAGGTACATCGGATAACTTGTGGGTAATTACTACCAGTCCAACGTTTCCTTTGGGGTACTCACCCACAACGTATGGAACAACTTTCTATCAACCAACAGATAGCAGTGCCAATGCGTCAAATAGCTGGTTGATTTCTTTTGTTCCGGCTTCATCATCTACCGTGACGATGTATTGCCGAAATAATTCATATTATTTTGGAAGTGTCACCCAGACCTCATTTTACTATGATGGAAAAAACAAGGTCTACAATCCTGCTAACTCATCACTAGTGACAGATAGAATCACTATTCTAAAGTCAAATAGTGGGCCATCTACTTCGACAAATCTCGGATTGTCTCAGGACATTTCCGTGGATATTATGGCTCAAGTTTCAAAATCAAATGGTCTGACAGATACTTCGCGTATTCAGGTACAGTATGCCGACTTATACTCGACTGGTACACCAAGCGATCCATCATTCTTCGATACGTTCGTGGCAACCACGGATTATGTATTTTTGAAAACGGATAATACCACTTTCGAAACCTCCGTTGTTTCCTCCGGTATTACTGTCTCCACACCATCGGTGATCAATGCCAACCTATATTCGTACACAAGCGGAACGATTGTTTATTGCAAGTCAAATCAGACATTTTATGAAATTACTCGCACCGGGACAACAGTGACTAAAACGGCCCTGAACGCAAGCGGCGACACGTTGACCTATTCAGTTTATCGTGGCCGTAAGGGAGTCAACTTTAAGTACATTCATAATGCTGCCAATAACAGACGCATTGATCCAAGTCCCGCGAACATCATCGATTTGTATATCTTGGAAAACAGTTATGCGACTGCTTATCAGCAATGGGTAACAGATACCACTGGTTCGGTATCGGAACCCACTGCGCCAACTACCGCAACGTTATCAAGTGATTTCTCTTCATTGAATAATTACAAAATGATTTCAGATGAATTGATTTTTAACAGTGCAAAATTCGTGCCTCTGTTTGGAAGCAAGGCAGACACAAAACTACAGGCAACGTTTGTAGCAGTGTCCAACCCAAACTATCCGGTTAGTAGCGGAGAGATTGCTTCACGAATCATTACACTGGTCAATGAATATTTCGAAATTGGTAATTTTTCGTTCGGTCAAACATTTTACTGGAGTCCTTTATCGAATTATATTATGACCAATATTGGAAATATTATTAACTCGATTCATTTGGTCCCAACCTCCAGCGAATTGTCATATGGAAACCTTGAAGAGATAACCTGTGATCCATATGAAATCTTCATTTCGTGTGCGACCATAGCCGATGTTACAGTGGTTTCCAATTTGACTTCAATCAACTTGAAAATAAGTTAAAATATTTTTCAAAAATGCTTGACAAGTTATTCAAAGTGTAGTAATATAGTTATATTGAATGTGAAGTTGACACGACACATGAAATAAACGTAAATCAGTTGATTCATCGATAATCAACTATATTTGGGAGATATATAAATGAAGAATATTCTTGCAGTAATGTTGCTTGCTATCGCCAGTTTTACCGTGGTGAATGTTAATGCACAGGAACCAACCAAGGCTCCTGTAGACCCCAAGACTCAGCTTACTGAAGTCGAAGCATTGAAGGTGCAAAACCTTTCTCTGGTCGTAGACAATCTCACTCAGTCTTATCGAGTGAAGGAATTTCAGGATAAGATGGCGCAGGTCAACGATCAGGTAAAGCAGCTGGTGGAAGCAATTGAAAAGAACCATCCCGGCTACACCTTTGATCTAAAGACTGGAACTCTGGTCAAGAAGAGCTAACTCTTGACGAGTGAGGTTGAACCACTCCGATAATGATACGTTTCATAATCGAAAATGTTCAGCAGTGCTGACAGTGCGCTACTCCGCTGTTGACTATGGACTAGTCAATTTTCCTTTCTTGTTTAATTACTCCCAAAAGGTTCATCTTAATTGATGGGCCTTTTGGGTTTTTGGCGATAAATACTGGTGGGAGCACACAATAATGCCAAGAATATCAATGTGGAAAGATGGTGTCTATGGAGTTGAAGCCAAGTACATCGACAACTTAGTGTACGAACAATTTGTGGTGGGCGGAACAGACATTTATGTTCACAAATACATTGGTTCAGAAAATCCAAACATCACCAACGATGCTACACAGCCCGTGTACTCCAATCTATCCGAACAGAATATTCAGGATTTATTGTTCCTAGAAAATCGAGACAGAAAATACGAACAAGACGTTATAAAGATGCGCTGCCACTTCAGCATTCAAGATTTGGACTTAGACCTATCTCAGTTTGGTCTTATGCTTGGAACATCTGGTATGCTATCAATCACGGTTCATCTAAAAAATTGTGTTGATCTATTGGGCAGAAAACTTATGTCGGGTGATGTGCTTGAAATTCCCTGCCTGAAGGATTTTTACGCACTGGATGAAACTATTCCGGTTGCGCTCAAACGATATTATGTTGTTCAATCTGCTTCTCATCCTGCTGCCGGAGTTTCGCCGACTTGGTGGAATCACCTTTGGAAAATGAAATGCACTCCGATGGTCAACAGCCAAGAATACAGTGATATTTTGAATAAACCAGTTACAAACGCATGGGGTGATACTGTGACTAATTCAAGCGGTAATGCTGTGACATACGCGAATGTTTTTACTTCGGGCGATTTATTCAATTCCATCAATGACGCAGTGATAACACAGGCAGAAAACAATACACCATTAAGCGGATACGATACCAATCCAATCTGGGAACCATTGTTTGTAATCGATAGCTCAACCGACAAGAAGACTGCGCTTGCTCCGGGTTCTTCACCGCAGCAAAAATTCTCCGGTTACAATGTAGGTAATGGACAACCGGAAGATGGTTACGCCGTCACAAGTGCAACCGAGTTTCCTAGCAGTCCCACGGTTGGTCAATATGTCCAACGCACTGATTATTTTCCTCCTCGTCTTTATAGATGGTCTGGAATTAAATGGCAATTTGTAAACGCGAATATGAGAACTCCGCTGACAAATGGTTTGGGTCATACTCAGCGCGATGCGTTCATTAATAATGCGAACACATTTGTTAATTCAAACGGAAATACCGAACCAGTTTTACAAAATCTTTCAACCTTGTTTCGACCAGACAGAACCGGAAATAGCACCATAAATACCTAAGAGGTTATCCATGAAATTAGTTTCCAAACTATTCTTTATTGCTGTAACTGCGCTGATGGCATCAGTTACACTAAACGCTCAGACAACAAAGATTGATCCAAATACACAGGTTGGCCCACTCACTAGCTCGTCCAATGCGATGTTGCCCGGAATCAAAATTGACGGAAGCAATGGATTGACTATTTCGGGTGTAGTGACTGCTAACGGGTTTAAAGCAGCGGCTACACAGATTACTGTCACCTACTATTTGGATGGTAGTAGAACCGATACATATACTCCCGATGGTTCGCAGCAATGGCCGTATACAACCTTGGATGGGCTGTTCAATGCGATCAACACCTATTCAACTAGTTATCCATCGGCCAACTTTGCAATTATTAGTGCGCCCGGAACATACACCACTTCTACTACACTGGCTACTCCAGCAGCAGGATTGATCATTTATGGTAACAACAGTAAGTGGTATATGAATGGAGGTTTTACTTCCAATTCCATACCACTCGAAACATATGACTTGAATCTATATGGAAGCATGAGCTACGCGATTTGTTCAGCCTCGGGTGCAGGTTCAAAACATGGTGGTTCATATAACAATGGAACCATCACCTTTGCGGCTGGTTGCGCAGTGAACATGTATGGTGTTGCATTGAGTTCCGCAACCATCACTAACGGCGGCACAATCTATGCCGATACGCTGACCGGAAGCGGAAAGCTAATCAATAGTTCGTCAACCTCTAGTTTCATTTTAAACAGATTGATGCTCAGTACCGCATCTGGTTACAACGTCGATAATACTGGCGGTGGACTTGTTGTATTGTTAAATTCATCATTATCTGCTAGCGCAAGCACGGCCAACGTATACGATCCTACCGCAAATAGTTCATCGCTTCCCAACGTATACATGAATGATCAATTCAAAACAGGTTTAGGTGTTGTCTGCGTCTCTGGAACCACCACCTATATCAGCTATGCAAATCTATCATTACCGCCAACTAGCTGCACAATCAATCAGACTTATGTACAAGGTAATGATGCAACCCATCCTATTTCTGCATGGTGGACAAATAGTTTAACTGACACCGGACTAACTACCGCAGGTATTGTCACAAATACATCGGCTGGATTGATGGGAACAACCACCACTGTTCCAATTGCTAACGGTGGCACGGGGGCTGCAACCTCTTCTGCATATACTGCATTTGGAAACTTCACGGGTTCGACAGCTGCCCCCTCATTCACTAGCTTTAATTCGAATGTCGTGAGTGCTCCTGTAACGGGAACCGATACGGGAACTGCTACCGCATTTGTGGTTACATTGACCCCTACTATGTCTTCATTAACTAAAGGAACCTACCCATGCCAACACAGGTACTACACCTACCTTGGCAGTATCGGGACTAACTGCGACCACTATAACTAAATGCGGAGCATCAGCATTAGTTGTGGGCGATCTTACAACAACAGTATTGGCAGAAGTGGTCTATAACGGAACTACGTGGCAATTGATGAATCCACAAGTAGCACCCTGTGGTTTGGGTTCTCTGAGCACCGATGGAACGTTCGCAACGCAGCTTGATACATTGATTCCATCACAAAAAGCTATCTACACCTACGTTAACTCAAAGGCTGGAATCTTCTATCGTCCACAAGCACAATTATTGGATTCGGTTGATACTACGTTGCCAACGGATACCTCGGTACTAATTGACGGAATCACTGTTTTATCTGGATATAGAGTATTGGCTACTGCGCTATCCACGGGAAATAATGAGGTCTATAGTGCATCGGTATCGGGTACAACTATTACATGGACTCTTGCAACAGACGGTCAGGCCGGAACAGGTTTGCCATCGAATAACGATGCAATCTATATTCAGTATGGTACAACGTATAGTGGATATACATATGAATATCAGACCGCTTCAACATCATGGGTTTCAATCTCAAGTGTGTCTTCAAACGTACTGCTCAAGATCAACAATTTGAGCGATGTTTCGAGTGCATCTTCAGCAAGAACAAATTTGAGCGCAGCAAAGTTAGGCGCGAATAGTGATATTACCAGTTTGGCCAACACAACTTCGGTTACTGCCGGAACGGGAACCTCTAACTTGACTCTAGCTGCTTCAGGTGCGGGTTCAAACGTGGTAATCACTCCCGGCTCAGGTGGTTCGATTGTTGACAGCAACCTCACAACGGCAGGTATTGTCACCAACACGGCTTCCGGTACAATTGGCAGCACTCAGTATGTTCCGATTGCTAACGGCGGCACAGGCGCAGCTACAGCCGCAGCAGGAACCGTTTTTGGAAACAATAGCGGAACCACTGCCGCACCATCTTTCACCGCTGCCC